ATGACCAATAAACATTTCATCTGTATAAGCATAAAGCACACATATTATAGCAATTCTGGCTGGGTGCTTTGGTGCAAAAAAAAATCAGGATACACAGGCAGTGTCAATATGGCAGAGCTTTATTCGCCGGAAGATTTTACAGGTGAATATGAGGATGTGCCTGTGGTCAAAATGCGTAAAGATTTGGTGAAGCATTATTGCAAGAAGTATGATTCTGTGCTTGTTGACAGAGATGAATTTGTCAATTTCATTGCTGACCTCAGAAATTGCAAAAATCAAGAGAGCATTGATGTTACAAAGGCATGTTTGTATAGGCTTGAGTGCATTTTGACTTCTGAAAATATTGAGCCGAAAATTAGAATTGAAAAGGCATTGGCTAAAATTAGAGAGATAAGGAGCAGCAACTGATGGCAAAATTGTTTGAGATTGGTGAGGAATTGTCTGTTCTGATTGGTGATGAGGTGTTTGAATTTAGATGCAACTCAACCCACACTGAAAATTGGAAACAAATAATTCTGTTACAGAACGCCGTTATTTCGGATTTAATTCTGATACAGGAATGCATATGAGTTTAAGCTGGGAAAATAAGCTAAGGAAAGGAATGACGAAAATGAATAACATTGTGCTTGATGTATATGGATACAGATGCCTGGCAAAGGTTTTTTACCACAGAAATGGAGAGTTCAAACTGCAGTTGCCAAGAGAAAAATTGCAGCAGCTCTGTGCTGAACAAAGCAAGCGAATTGAAGTCTATTTTTATTTCAACATGAAGTGGTCTGAGATGGTTCTGGCTCATCTTGTTGCAGAGCTGCGACTGATAGGCTTTTCAACAGTTAAACTTGTTTGTCCATATTTGCCATTCGGGCGTGCGGATAAGCCTGAAAAAGAAGATGGCTGCCGCAGAGCAATCATCTTGACATTTTTCAAAATGCTTAAAAAGATTGGCATCAATGAGATTGCCACATACGATTTCCATCTTGGCAATCAAGGTGATTCAGTTGAGGGAATCCCCTTCAAAAATATTAGCTTTTCAGAAGCATTCAAAGATGAAATTGCAGCAATAAGCCGTTGGCATAATAAGGACAAATTTCTTGTTTTTGCACCAGACTCAGGTGCAGCAGATAGGGCTCGGCAAACTTATAATATGTTGTCATATTATTTGCCGAGCAATCCGTTGTTTTGCAAACACATGGTATTTGCCAAAAGAAGAACAAAAGATGGATTGCAGCTGTACGGGCTTAATGAATATGCCAGCAATCCATCTTATCAAGAAAGAATTTGCATCATTGTAGATGATATGATTGATTCTGGCAAGACCATACTTGCTGCAATTGAAAAGGTGCGGGAATTTAAGCCGAAGAAAATATATGTTTTGGTGACACATCTGCTGAATGATGAGTTCAAAGCACCAGATGGTGTAGAATTTATGTGGAAATTTGACAGTGTGCAGGAAGCATAAAGCAATGGAAATTATTGATTATGTTAAAAAGAAAGATATCATGAAATTGAATGAGTTGTTTAAGCCCTTAATCCAAAAATGGATTCACAGATACAGATGGAGCAGAATTGACAATGAAGATTTGCAGCAAGAAGCAATATTTGCTGTTATGAATGCTGTGAAATATTTTAACACAGAGAAAGGAACAAGCTTCGGCATTTATTTGGAATATTGGCTGCATCGTCATCTTGGCCAATATGTGTTGAGGAATGTCAATCTTGTGAGACCTTGTACCAATTATCTTGTATTTGAGAGTGCAGAATTATCTGAAATAACAAAGAAAGCAATTGATGAATATCACAATTTCAGCTATGTTAACATTGATAATCCTGAGTGCGAATATCAGTTGCAGGAAAAGCCTAGCGATTTAGATAGGACAATCTGTGGAAAACAGCTTAAGAAATTGGCGCAAAAGGAGTTGTCAGAAAGGACTTATGACATATTGTATGGAAGATGTGATGATAAGACTTTGAGCCAGCTTGGCCAAAAATACTCTTTGAGTAAGGAGAGAATCAGACAGATAGAGCTACTTGCAATTGGTAAAATAAGAAAAAAGTTGGGAATTAACGAAAATGGAACAGAAGAATTTGAATAAAATATGGAGAAACAGCTTTGATTTTAATAAATTTGAAGACATGGCAAAACGCCATAAAAAGCTGTTTGTCGGGGCTAATATAGAAAATCAGATGTTAAAATTTTCAGAAGAGATGGATGAGTACTTGGCATCCCCAGAAGATGATTTTGAATTGGCTGATTGCTATATTGCAGCAGCAGGCATATACAATTTCAGTCCGTATATCGCTGTGATGATTCTAAATTATTTAAGCAGTTATGCAGGCTTTACATCAGAAATTGAGAAGGTAGCTGAAGAAAAGATGGCAATCAACGAGAATGAAAGAGTTTGGACAGTTGTTAATGGGGTTATCAGGCATGTTAAATTGCCAGCATATCCTGATGATTTAGGCTTTATCGATTTGCCAGATGGTAAGTACATTGCCAAAAAATATCCATGTTATGGTGAGCCAGCTGAAGAGGTGGTTGGAGTTTATGGCAAATATTTGCCAAGCCATTATGAATGTGTTTTGAGAAAGGCTTGATATGGAAAAATTCCCAACATTCCGTGGACCATTCAAAGATGGTGAGATGATAAGAGCCAGCATCATTGGGCGAGTGTATAAAATGACACCAAGGCATTGGGCAGCATATCTAATGTGTTTTCGCAAAGGTGGGATAATGAGTGGTGCCACTCTTAATAACATCAGCAAACAAGACCTTGAAAATCACCAGTTCATTTTTCCGTTAAGCCGTAAAGAAATATTGGCTCAGCCATTTATGTTTCCGGAAGAATATTTGGCATTTGTCAAGAGCCATCCTATGACATTCAAATTCTATTTGATTTCAGATATGGTCTTTGCAAGGAATTTCTTGATGCATGCTGAAAAGGAAAGCAAATTCAATATCAGATGGAAAAAGAAGCTCGCCAAGAATGCTAAAAAGGCTGCAAAAGCAAGAAGAGAAAATGAGCAAAAGCGTGCAAAGGCTATAATGAAAAGATGGGCTAAGATATTGAAAGAAAGAGAAAAACAAAAAAAGTTTACATTTTTGTAAAATAATTGTTGACTTTTGTTTTACAATATAGTATAAATAATAATGTAAGAACAAATTAACTTATGGAAAGGAATTAACATTATGAAGAAAATTTTGTTTATGCTGGCTATGATTGCAATTTTGGTTTGCGGATGCTCTGATGATGAGGCAATGAGAAAGTGTCAAGAAACACATTCTTATGATGTCTGCCATCACTCCCTATATCGATAGGGAGTTGCAGCTATGAAGTATGTGATATTTGATAATTTTTTCCCTGTTATTTTCCCTGATGCAATTGAGCACAAAGAAGTTGCTGAGGGGGTAAACCGAAAGCCAACATCTGCCGGCTTTATTGAGCATGGAAAATGCACTGGCTTTTCATATAGTCTTGGCATAGGCGTTGGAGAAAAAGATGCGATGCATATTAAGATGATGCTGAAATTCATTGCTGATAGACAATTCAATCCTGTGGAGCAAACGAAATGACTGAAGGATTCACTGATGAGAAGAATGATGGTGCTTGCCTGCCTTGTGAAAAGCAAAAGAAAAGCCTGTTGGATGTTATTTCTGGCATTGATGAATTTAAGCCTATTTTGGCAAAATTCTTTGAGGAATTTGAAAGAACAAAAGATAATTTTGTTTCAGAAGAAGACAAAGCAGTCATTTATGACAAGTATGATGACAGATATCACACTGTCAATGTTCCTCTCTCTGAGAGAGAGCAGATAGCTCGTGAAGACCTGTGTCGTGATGACAAAGGCTGGTTTGCTGAAATTATCACAGATTCAGGGCTGACAGAGCAACTGGTTGAATTCTTCCGGAATTTAGCCAAAGAAAAATTTATGTAAAATGTTTACTTTTGGCAGATAAACAATTATAATTTAAGTAATTGGCAAAATATGGAAAGGAATGAACAATGAAGAAATTTTTTACAATCTTGGTTCTTGTTTTCATTTTCATTATGCTTTTTGGCGGGCTTGCATTCTCTGCTGAGCCAAGATTCAAAGCAGAAAGTTCAGGAATTGCGGGTATAATTTTGCTGACTGACTCTGAAACTGGATGCAAATATTTGGCAACCAGAAAAGGTGCAGCATCACCAATGTATGTTTACATTCAACCTGTTTTGCTTCCTGATGGAAAGCCTGACTGCCGGAGAAAGTGATGAAAGAAAAAGAATTCTGGGAAAAATTTCGTCCGATGTTTCAGCTCCACACAAAATATTGCGAGCGTGTTGAAAACAGGGTCAACCAAGGGACACCAGATGTATTCTGTCTTGGCAAGAATGGTGAGGCAATTTGGGTTGAGCTGAAATCAGTCAAGAGTATATATGAAAAGCCGGTATTTCAGCCACAACAGCCTATTTGGCACAAGAAGTATGCAGCAAGCGGTGGCAAGAGCTATGTTGTTGTGTATTGTGGTGACAAAATATACGCTCATGCTGGCTCAGCCATCGGTGACTTTACACTGAAAGATTTTCATCCAGAATTTGCTGCTGACATAAAAAATAAAGATTCTGTAACATTATTTTTTAAGAGGTTATTTGGAGAGTGATATGAAGAAGCCCGTCAAAATCAGAAAGCCCGCAGAAGATGAGATTGATGAATTTTTAGATGATTCAATTCTTGATTTAGACAACTGTGCTGTGGATGAGGATTTTGACGAGATTGATGTAAATTCACTTGTTGACAAAAATATTTTGAAAGGCTGGAAAGATGCTGGATAAAAGCAAAATAATAGAGCAAGTCAAAAAGCTGCTTGAAGTTAACCAAAGTAATGGCGCAACCGAAGCCGAAGAGAAGATTGCTTTGGAAAAGGCAAACATGCTGATTGAGAAATATCAGATAGAAAAATATCAGCTCAAGAGCAAGAGCAGCAACATACACGAATATTTCACACCAAAAAAGAAATATCCTATCTATTTGTTCAATGGAGCCATAAACTTGATTGCTGAATATTTTGGCTGCATAGCCTTTACGCAAGGGAAAAAGATAATTGTTTTTGGTGATGGTGAATTTGTCAACTTGGCAATTGATATGGCAAAACGGTTTGAATTTGAAATGGAGATTGAAGTCAATAAATTTAAGCGTTCAGCGAATTATCTCGCCAGCAAAAGACTTGGCACCAATAGCTTGGTGATGACGAATTCATTCCGGAATGGATATTGCTCAAAAGTGATTGAGAGATTGTTCGGCTTCATAGAAGCTCGCCAGCAAAATTGCCAGAAGTCAACCGGCACAGATTTGGTTGTTCTGAACAGAGAGAATCTGAAAGAAGATTTTATGAAAGATTTTGGTGTTGAAAAAATATACAAAGCAAAAAGGAAACTGTCAGACAGCATAGACCCTGAGGCAACCAAGAGTGGTTTGGAAGCTGGCGAAAAATTTAGAATTTCAGAAGAATTGGAGAATGAAAATGACGCCTAAAAATTATCTTGAAAATGTTGTCCTGAAAACTTGGGACAGAAAAGGAACACAGGAACAGTGTTTTTATGGTTTTCTAGAGGAATTTGGAGAAATAACAGGGAAACTTAAGAAAGCTCATAGAGATGATGTTCCTGAGCAGGAAAAACAAGCCGGATTGAAGAAAGAACTTGGTGATTGGTGGTGGTACATAATTCATCTTGGCTATCTGCGGAAGTCGATTGATTTCAATCAGCAGCAGTTTAAGCCTGACAATCTTCAGACAAACAAGAAGCCTCAACAGGTTATCATGTCAATTTCTTCCAAGATTGGTATGATGGTCAATGGCATGGCTGAGGGAAACAAGCACAAGGAAAGAACAGCAATGCGCAGTCTTGTCAATAGTTTTACAGACTTGAGCAATTCTCTTGGCTTCACCACAGAAGGCATTTTGCGGGCTAACGCAAGCAAATTGTTTGACAGAATGGCAAGAGGCAAAATGCATGGTTCTGGAGACGAAAGATAAAATGGGGAAACTATGCAAAATTCTTTATCTTGACAGAGCTGAGATGGCAGATTTTTGTCTGCATGAGATTGGGTATTGCCCGAGCTGCGACAATTTGTTTTCACCAGTTGACAGGGATGATATAATTGAATGCCCAGTCTGCCACAATAAGATATATGGAAGAGCCATTGCCATTAACAATGGATTTCTGGTTGAGAAAGAAGACATTTTGCAATAAGGAGTAACGAACATGGATAAAGAAAAGATGATAACATACGCCGTTTCTGGTGCCAAATTCAAAATCATTAGGGTGATGGCTGACGGCAAAGAAAGAACACCAACTGAGATTTGCAAGATTATTGGCTTGAAAAATTCAGCCCTTTCTCATCTTCTTTCTCAGATGAAAAATGCAGGAATTTTGACTGCAAGGAAGCAAAATCGGTTTATTTACTATCAGATGAACAAAAAAATAATTGCTGAAATTCAAGCAATTAAGACAAATTTTGAAAAAATATTTGAAAAGTTGTAAAATAATTGTTGACTTTTGTTCATTTTAGATATATGTTAAATAATGTAAGAACAAATTAACTTAATTTTATGGAAAGGAATAAACAATGACAAACAATGTAGCAAAAGAAATTGAACTGGTATTGGAAACAATGACTGGTGCAAAATTAGCCGAACTTTACAACACAACTGTTCCTGAGAACAAGAAGATTGTTAAATTCAGAGACCACAAAACGGCTGTTGAAAGAACTTTGGCTGCAGTTCTGGCTTTTCGTGACAGAACAACCCTTGGTTATGGTATTGGAGAATTGTTCAAAATGATTGATGAAAACAAAGGCGACAAAAAGGCTTCAAAGCCTCAACACTCTGGCAAAAAATCTAAATTTGAGGGCGGCATTATCAAGTCAAATATGAATGCAAATCCTCGTCGTGAAGGAACATGGGGATACAAGTCATTTGAGCTTATCATGGCTGCTGGTGATGAGGGAATTTCTTATGAAGAATTTTTGGCAAAAGGCGGAAGAAATAAAGATTTGGCTTGGGATTGGAATCACGGATTTGTGTCTGTAGATGATGAATCTCGTGAATTGGTGTACAAAAGTAGAGACTTGCCGAAATACAAGAATGTTTTGACGGACAAATAAAAGCCCTTTTAATTTTGAATTGTTAATTATATTTTTATAACAACCATCATCAGAATTCAAAGAGGCAATAATGTCATCAAATACTTATTTTAAGCCTGATAGAAAATCGCTAGCAACCGAAATAAATGAAAATTTCTTGAACAACTTAACATTGGATGCACAAGAAATTGAAGAGCTGACCAAAAGAGGCGTGAAGCAGCAATTTTTTACTCAGGCTGGATATAAGACTTGGCAGAATGGCAAAAATACACAATCAGCGAAAGCTGTGTCCAAAATTGATTCAAGTTATAATCTGACAGGACATCCTGGTTTTTTCATCAATGCAAATGGCTCAAGAGCCTTTAATGCTCAAACTGGGATGCTCATTCCTATCAGAGACATTGGTGGAAATATAAATTACATCTTAAACCGCCCACGCAAGGCAATTAACAATCGCAAATATTTGCTTTGCTCATCTGGCAATAAAACAGAAGGTGGAAAGGCATTCCCGACAACTCACTGTCCTGTGGTGAATGTTAAGGATGGCAAGCCGAAGAATTGTGGCTCAGTTATACGCATTACAGAAGGACCATTGAAAGCTGATATTGCAACTGCCCTTGGCAGTTATTATACAATTGGTTTGAATGGTGTGAATAAAGCTCCGCAAGATTTGAAAAATGTTTTGCTTGAGCTTGAAGTGAGCACCGTCAAAATTGCCCTTGACAGTGAAGACAGTGCGGCAACTTATAAGATGATTGCTGAGCTTCACAAGCTTGTTAAGGATTTAGGGCTTGATGTTGAGATTGAAACTTGGGATGAGAATTACAAAGGGCTTGACGACATTCTGTTTGCAAAGGGTGAATCCTTTATCAGAAGAATGTCAGATGATGAAGTCAAAATGCTTCTCAAAAAGGCAGGATTTGGCTGGATTCATATCATTTCCACAAAGGAATATACAGATGCAGGATTGAAGCAGAGATTTGACAAATCTCAGTTGGCAAAGAAGTTGAAGCTGCCAAAAGACAATATGGTTGATGAGATGGTGACTGAATCTGTCATTGATATTGTTGACTGCCCAACATTTGCGCCTGGTCAGGAGCTTCTGATTGAAGAGGACGGATTGCGCAAGATTAACACTTGGGTGAATCCGTGTGTTGAGCCTATTGACGGAGATGCCAGCATTTTTGAAAATCACCTCAAGTTCTTGGTGCCTGATGAACAAGAAAGACAAATTTTGATTGAATGGCTTGCTTTCCAAGTTCAAAATCCAGGTGTCAAAATAAGGTGGTCTGTTGTTCTGTGCGGTAAGCACCAGCAAACTGGTAAATCTACAATTGGACATTTTATGCGGAAAGTTCTTGGTGAGGATAATGTGAAGTCACCAAGCAATGAAAGATTGCATGAAATATATACAGATTGGCAAGAGCAGGCTCAACTTGTGATTGTTGAGGAAATTAAACATTCTGACCGTATTGAATTGATGAACAAGATGAAGCCATTCATAACTGAGCCAACAACAATGGTTCGTTTGCCTGGCGGCAGAAGCTATACCATGCCGAATAGATACAACATCTTAATGACAACAAACCATGAAGATGCTTTGCTGGTTGACCAATATGATAAGCGGTATTGCATTATTCAAGTGCCAGTTGAAAGAAACACAGATGAGTATTATCAAAAACTTTATGAATTTTTAGATTCACCAGATTGTGCAGGAGTTCTCATGAATTACTTTAAGAAAATCAAACTTGACAAATTCAACCCAAAAGGGACAGCCCCTATGACGAAACAAAAACTTGTTTCAATTGAGGCAAGTCGTAACGCATTGGAACAATTTGTTTTTGGAAGAGCTGAAGACAGAGCCCACCCATTCAATATGGATGTTGTTTCAATTCGGCACATGAAAGCTTCGAAATCAGTTCCACAGAATCTTTTGAAGTTCTCTGATTTCAAGTGGGCTGAGGTTATGCGTGATGCAGGATTCAAACAATATGAAAAGCCAGTATATTTGGAAGATGGTTCAAGAGTTCGTCTTTGGATTGTGCCTGAGGTTGTTGCAAATTATGAAAATGCAACGCCGGAAGAAATGAAACAAGCATTCACAAAATGGCTGCAAAATTCAGAGCCAGGTGGAAATCCTGTTGATGATGCATTGCCAATGTAATATGTAAAGAAAATGAAAAGGAATTAACAATATGTTAACAGAAAAACAATCAGCAGCTTATGATTTAATTTGCAATGCAAGAGAAGGAGTGAGCAAAATTGAAGGATATGCCGGAACAGGCAAGTCATTTGTGTTGTCTAAGGCTGCACAAGAACTTGGCAAAAAATGCCTTGTTTTGACGCCTACAAATAAATCAGCACAAGTTTTAAGGGACAAAGGCATTTCTGCCAGCACACTTCACTCAATTCTGTATTCGCCAAGAAACACCCTTAAATTCAAGAAGAATGATGGCAAGATGCAATATCACAAAGATGCTGATGGCAATTTCATTCTTGATGACCATGGTGAGAAAATCCCGGTGATTGAGAGTGAAGAGTTGGCATTTGATTTTGTTGCTAATCCAGAAGAGCTGAAAAATAAAATTGCCATTATTGATGAAGCATCTATGCTGAAAGAGCAGGAGCTGGCTGATATCACAAGTGTGTTTGATAAGGTTGTTTTGATTGGTGATGGAATGCAGCTTCCGCCGATAAAATCAAAAGATGTTTTTGCAGAAACAAAGACTGATATTTTCCTTGATGAAGTGCATCGTGTTGCCAAGGAAAATCCAATCATAAATTTGGCAACTCATATTCGTGAGGGTGGCAGGAATTTCAAGCAATTTGAAGACAGTGAGCATTTGCTGGTTGTCAACAAGTTCAATGAAGAAGTTGTCAAGAATTCACATAAATACACTCACATTTGTTATAATAACAATTTGCGCAGGACAATCAATGCAAAAGTTCGCACCAAGCTTGGTTTTACTGAAAACAAAGTTTATGAGGGTGAGCCAATTATATCGTTGAGCAACATCAGAGACAAGAGTAGCGGATTTGGTGGCAAAATATTGGCATTCAATGGTGAGATTTTTTCAGCCGTTAAAAATATTGATATTTCTCAAGACTTGGCTGGTCTCTCTATAATTTATGTCAAAAGGGCAACTGGCAATGTTCACTCTTTCAATTCATTCAAATTTTGGAACAAAGACTTTTGGAAATATCACGATTCTGAAAAATTTGAACAAGACTTTGTCCGAATTTGGAAATGCCTGCCGTCAAAAGCTGACATTTATCCATTTGACTTTGCATATTGCTTGACTGCTCATAAGGCACAAGGCTCAGAATTTAATGCTACAATGGTTTGGGACCAAAGTTCAGCTGTTAGGGGTGGAATAATTGACCAGACTCGTTGGCTTTACACAGCTGCAACAAGGTCAAAAGAAAAGTTGATTATTGTAAAATAATGCTTTACTTTTACAAAAATATAAAATATAATGATAATGTAAAATGAAAAGGAATTAACAAAATGGTTGTATATATAGTTCAAGAGCCCAAGCCGAAGAATGGATGGACGCCGGACTTTTCCAAAGCTGCAGAATATGGCAGACTGGAAAGAGTTTTTACACCAGACCAAAGAATCTGCTCAATGCCGACAAGGTATATGAGAGAAGCAATGAACACTCTTAAAGAGTTTGATGCTGAAAACGATTTTATTCTTTGGCCAAATTTAGGCGACCCGACAGCTCTGCAATGTGTTTGCTTTGCTTTGGCTTTGCTTGGTTTTAATAAAGTCAGATTCTTGTATTGGAATCGCAAAAGAGATTCTGATGGGAATAAGATTGATGGATTTTATATGCCGCTTGAATTCAATTTGGAGAAAGAACATGGATAAGAAAGATTTTGATGCTTTGCTTCAGTCTGATGCTGAAAATGCCGACAAAGATGTGAGCCTGAAAGACTTGCAAACAAAGGCTTCTGAAATGGTAAACTTGGCAAGTGAAATTGCTGAAATGGAAGCTGAGATTGAAGAAAAGAAAAAACAATACAGAGAGATTGAAGCAGTTACTTTGCCAGATATGATGACAGGACTTGGCATAAAGAAATTCACACTTGGTGATGGTTCTGAAATCACCATCAAAGATGTTGTTCAGGCTTCGCTGCCTTCTCGTGGTGCTATTCTTAAAGCACAAGGAGATGAGAGAGATGCATTGATTGACCGCAATCACAGAGCATTGGATTGGATGCGAGCCAACGGCGGTGAAGCTATTATCAAAAACAACATTTCTGTTGATTTTGGCAAAGGACAAGATGAAGTTGCAGAGAAATTTGTTGACTTTTGCAAAGAGATTGGTATGGAGTATGACAGAAGCACAACTGTTCATAATGCTTCTTTGACTTCATATATCAAAGAGAAACTTGCCAGTGGTGCAAATGTACCACTTGACCTGTTCAGTGTGTACACAGGTTTTAAGGCAGTTATTAAACAGCCAAGAAAGATTGGCTAACACACAATTGACAATGTTTAATATTTTGAAAGGAAAAATAAAATGACTGAGAAAAAAGAAGTTGCTTTGAAAAAGGAAACTCCAATTGTCAATGCAGAGCTTGATGCAATGCTGATGGAAGACGCTGGTGCTGGCACTGAATTCATGAACAAAGATGACTTTGCCATCCCTCGTATTTCCATTTTGCAGTCTGGCTCTGACCAAGTTAAAAAAAGCTCTGGTGGATATATCCAAGGTGCTGAAGAAGGCATGTTCTTTGACAACATCTCTAATGAAATCAAAGATGGTGGTGAAGGACTTATTTTCATCCCTGTTTCATACCGCAGAGCCCACATTGAATGGAAACCCCGCACAGCTGGTGGTGGATTTGTAGCTGACCATGGCATCAGCGATGCTGAATACAAGGCATGTGAAGTTGATGACAAAGGCAATCACATTACAGCTGATGGCAATGAGATTGTTCCGACTGCTGAATATTATGGTTTGGTTGTGGATGAAGAAAAGAAAACCACAAAGCAGGTTGTCATTTCTTTGGCAAAATCTCAGCTTAAAAAAGCCCGCAGATGGAATACTCTTATCAATCAGCTGCAGATTCCGAAACCGGATGGAAAAGGCACAATGAATCCTGCCATGTTCTATATGGCATACAAATTGACCACTGTTCCGGAAAGCAACGACAATGGTTCTTGGTTTGGCATTTCAGTTGCTGCTTATAAGCCGACGACTGAAATTGGTGGGGTTGAACTTTATATGGCAGCGCGTGAATTCCGCAAAGCTGTTATTGGTGGTGATGTTAAAGTTGCCAACCCTGTTGAAATGGCATCTGATTCTGAAAGTGATTCAGACCCGATGTAATGCCAAAAATGGAGGGCAGCCCCTCTGCCCTCCAATCTTTTAATGCAAAGGAATTAACTAAATGAAAATTGAAGATATCAAAACAATTCTTGACAGTGGTGATGTGCAAAGATATCACGCCATGCCGTGTGTTAGGAATAAGCAAACAAATTCACAGCACCAATGGCGGGCATCTATGATTCTTGGCTTCATCTATAACAAGCCAATATCTTATCAGATGCTTATGGCTTGCCTGCTGCATGACTTTTATGAGATATTCACAGGCGATATCCCGTCAACTGTAAAATGGGAGCATCCAGAGATTAAGAAGATTGTTGATAGCATTGAAGAGGATTTGGCAATGGCTCACGAAATGTATGTGCCTAGCCAAGAAGAGAAAGATGCAATCAAGATTGCTGACTGTCTTGAGATGATAACATTTTTGGCTGAGAATACTTCAATTGTTAATTCTGCCAAAGCCCGCAAAACTATGCTGAATCATATTGAGTGCATTCTTAACAAAGAGCAGTACAAATTCAAGCAAGTTTTCAATTCAGATAACATTTACAAAATTGTCGGAGAATACAATGCAAGATAGATTACAAATTTGGGGTGCTGGAATGGCAGGACTTATTGCTGCCAATGTTCTAAGAAAGCACAACCCGATTGTTTATGAAGCAAAATCAGAGTTGCCTCATAATCACAAAGCCCTTTTGAGATTTAGAACAGACAAAGTGTCAATTGCTACTGGCATTCCATTCAAGAAAGTTAGCATCCGCAAAGCTATTTGGTATGATGGCAAACTTTACAACGAAAGCAATTTGAAATTTGACAACCTTTATTCCCAGAAAGTCACAGGAACAGTTGCCAAGCGTAGCATTGAAAATTTCCATGGTGAAGTTCGCTATATAGCTCCACATGATTTTGTTGAGAGACTGGCAGAGGGTGTTGAGATTGAATACAATCACAAAGTTGAAAAGCCCAGTAGTAGTGCTGCAATTTCAACTTTGCCTATGCCATTGAATATGAAAATTGCAGGATTGAATGCTGGCACAAAATATGAATGCAAAGAAATTTGTTCTGTTAATTTTTACATTAACGAACCACTGGTTGATGTTTATCAGACAATTTATGATGTGTCAGAAAAAACGCCATTTTACAGATTGAGCATCTCTGGCAATAAAGCTATTTTTGAGGGCAGAAAAGAAGCAATTGATGCCATGTTTGAGAAAGGTGCAGAATCAGCATATATAGCAACAACTCTTAGAGAGTATTTTGGCATCGATACAAGGAATGCTGAATTTACTAATCCAGTCAAGATTGTTCAACCCCTTGGCAAAATTATTCCAATAGATGATACAATTCGCAAGAATAACATTTTGAATTTAAGCCGCGAAAGGCAAATCTATTCACTTGGCAGATTTGCAACTTGGCGGCAGATTATGCTTGATGATGTGATTGGTGACATTGATGTCATTGAAAAAATCATGAAGCAAGATAATTACAACAAAACATTGTACATGTGCAACAAATGAAAGGAAACACCATGGTTTCACCAAGAAAAAAGAAGATGGCAAAGTATATGATTGATGACTTGCTAGCTATCGCAAAGAAACAGATTATCACACTCAATCCTTGTCTTGATTTGGAAGCTGTTTTGCAAAAAATGGCTCAGGAATATGCAGATGTCCAAAAGGAAATTCTGATAAAACATTTTCCTCAAGATGATATGAAAATTCTGCAGAAATATGAAAAGTCTTTTGTTCGACAGAGTTTTGAACTGCCTCACAGCAGCAAAACTGGACAGCTTGGTATTTTGCTTCCTGACAGCTGGATGTGGAAATTTTCAAATGAAGAATATTCAAAGAACCAAACAAAATATGCAAATATGGCTGATGAAGAGAGACAAAAGATTGGTAAGGAGCTTGATTTGCAACTGAAGCCGTACAAGAATCTTCTCAATTCAGTTGGCTATCTTGAAGATGTCATCAAGCATTGGAATAACAAGGAGGTGGAAGAATATATCTCAAAAAAGTCTGAATGTATAGTGTGCACAGCCTTGGTGACTTTAACTGATGCTGATGTAAAAATCATCAAAATGAATGAAAAATTGCTGCAGGAGAAAGAAAATGGAAGTTCGGTTAATTAACTACACAAAAGACGCAGTTGACACACTGCTGTACACGAAAAGCACACGCCTTGAGCTTGGCAAGGAAACAGAAAACAAAATCAAAGCAATGTCAGAAGAAGAGAAGATGGCTGAGCTTGATTATGTGAGCAAGACTGTTCCAAGCTCTTGGGAATTTGTAGATTACATCTTTGAAATCAGAGGTGTTAGCCGTGCATTCACTCATCAGTTTGTCAGAACTCGCACAGGCTCATACGCGCAGCAGACAATGCGCATGCTCAATATGGAGAATTTTGATTATGTCAAGAATTATACTTTTGGTGGAAGTGGTTTGGCAAGCCAAATTTATGACAAGACAATGGCTGATATTAATGAAGCATACAAGAAGATGATTGAACTTGGCATTCCTGAAGAAGATGCAAGGGGCGTTTTGCCAACAAATATTTGCACTAATATCATTGCCAAATTTAATTTGAGAACTTTGGCTGAGTTAGCAAAATCTCGCACAGGCTATCGCACACAAAATGAATACAGACAGGTATTTGATGAAATGATAAAGAGAGTTGTTGAAGTTCACCCGTGGGCTGAAAAATTCTTAATCTCGCACAAAACAGAAGCAGCCATGGGAATGGACAAGTTCATTAATAGTGTTCTGGAAAAGGGTGCTGTCACAAAAGATGAAGCAGTTGCTGCTCGCAAGCTTCTTGACATTTTGAGAAAGGAATAGAAATGGAGAAAGTTATTATATTTGATATTGATGGGACTTTGGCGAAGACAAGCCCTGAACGGCTTAAATTTTTGAAGCCAAAGTTTGGAAGTCCTGTTGAATATAACGGCGGAAAATTCACTTTCCTTGAGGAGCTGAAAACAAAGGAAAGCATTGTTATTCTTGAAAATGAACATGGTGTTTTTTTAGCAGACAGAAACAAAGTGAAATTCAAGCCTGATTATGAAGCATTCAATAATTCGCTTGAGGAAGACCTTCCGAATGCCAGAGTTGTTGATATATGCTGTGCTCTTTCTGAGAATTATCCTATTTTTATTTGCACAGGAAGACCTGAAAAATTCAGAGAAAGAACAGAACAGTGGCTTGAAAATTATGGTATTCCATACAACCAAATTTGGATGCGACCTGATAATAATTCAGAATCAGATACAATTGTCAAGAAAAGAATGCTTGATTCAATTCAAAGAACTTGCAATGTAGTCGCTGTTTTTGATGACAGAGACAAAGTTGTTAACATGTGGCGTGAGAATGGCATTCTCTGCTGCCAAGTTGCCAAAGGAGAATATTGATGGCTGATAAAATGACATTCAATGATAAATTGTTAAAATTGTCTGGACTTTCTGGTGAGATTTTGTCTAAATCAAAGAAAAGTGCAGGATTCATTTCAATACAAGATACATTGGCAAAAATACATGCTGGCAAGGGCGTCCTGTATGGTGACTATGTGAAAACAAGAAGCCAAGAGCCGGAGAATTTTGCTTTGCTGTCTTTATTCTTTGATGTCAAAAGAAAATATGTCAGATTTGAGAACATGGCGAAGATGATAGCTTCTGGGGAAAAACTTTCTCATGATGAAATCATCGACACATTATCAGATTTGGCTGTGTATGGTGTTATGGGTTTAATGCTTATGAATTATTTGGAAGGAAAACAAAATGACTGAACATAAAAGAATTGCAATTGTATTTGATACCGAAACAACAGGCTTGCTGAAACCTGAATCAGCACCATTATCAGAGCAACCGCAGATTATTGAGTTTGCTGGCATCAAGGTTGATTTTGACACACTTGAGGAAATTGACCGGCTTGAATTTTTTGTCAATCCAGGCATTAAGCTTCCTGACAAAATCACAGAAATCACTCACATCACAGATGCTATGCTGGCTGACCAACCAAAGTTTGCCAAAAGATATCCGGAGTTGTGCAGATTCTTCCTTGGCACAACTCATCTGATTGCACATAATTTGGCTTATGACCGAGACATGTTAAAAAATGAATTGTTACGGCTTGGCAAAGGCTGCCAATTCCCTTGGCCAGCTGTTCATATTTGTACATGCGAGGGAACAAAGTCCATGCATGGTTATCGTCTAAATTTAACCAAGTTGCACCAAGAAGCTTTTGGTGAAGCATTTGATAATGCACACAGAGCCATGGGAGATGTTGAAGCTCTCCTGCGTTGCGTCAGATGGTTAAGACAGAAAGAAATGTTGTAATTTGGAGTTGAGAGAATGTTGAACAATATTAAGGTGCGAACAGAATATTCATTCAGGATAGCTTATGGTTTTATTGAACAAGTTGCCAAAACAATTGATGGTGATGCCATTGGCATCTGCGATAGACACGGAACTTGGGGACATGTGCAGTTTGCTAAGTATTGCAAAAAATATGGCAAAAAGCCTATTTTTGGAGTTGAGTTGGCAACAGTTGAAAATGCCAAAGAAAATCAGAAGCAGGAAACAACATACATTTCATTTTTGGCGCGTAATAACGCAGGACTGAAAGAATTGTATGAATTGGCAACAAAATCAACCGAGCAATTCTATTATACACCAAGAATTGACTACAATGATGTTTTGGGCGTCAGTGCCAATATTTTCATCATTCTCTCAAACTTTACAGACTACATGCGAGAAAATGAGGATTTTCGGAAGCTATACAGCAGAGAAAATGTTTATCTTGGTTTATCCCCCAACACACCTATGAATGCCCACTCATACGCTAAAAAAATGCGGATTAAATGTGCTGCTGTTTCTGACAACTACATGCTGAAGCCAGAAGATTATCCTGCTTATCAGATTCTTGCCAGTGGTGCAGCTGAGTCAAATATCAATCCAATTCATGTTTTGGATGAAGATGAATGGGAGCTGCTTGGCTGGGATGATGATGAGGCAATTGCCAATGCAAACTTTATAGCTGCAGAATGCAATGCTGAATTGCCAAAAGCAGAAATGGTGCATCCGCCACGTCCTGACACCTTGTACAATATGTGTGTTAAAGGTGCCAAAGAAAGAGGTGTTGACTTAACAAATGAAGTGTACAAAGCAAGATTAAAGAAAGAGCTGACTCTTATTGAAAGAAAAGGATTTGAAGATTATTTTTATTTGATTGCTGACTTGTGCAAATTTAGCAAGAAACATATGCTTGTGGGACCAGCTCGTGGCAGTTCATCAGGAAGTCTTGTTTGCTATCTTTTGTACATAACAGACATTGACCCAATTCCATATGATTTGATTTTTGAACGCTTTATTGACATCAATCGTGGAGGGCATAGATTCAATAAAAAAGTTGTTGACTTTTTTGAAAATATGGAATAAAGTTTGATTGACATAAACAGATAGGATTATCTATGCAAGAAAAGGAAAAACTTGAAGAGCTTTTGAACAAATACAACTCTCAAAAAAGAGTTGCAGAGATTCTTCATGTTAGCCAGATGTCAATATCTCGCAAAAAAAGGAAATTTGGAATTATTCATGATGGCAAGATTCATGCAAATAAAGATTATTCGAAAAGAAAACATCAATCAGAAACAATGGCAAATAAATATGAATCAAGAGAAATTTCCCCATATTGGCTCAGTAAAAAACAGCCTGAAGAAATGGTTGAAAAAAGAGTTGCAAAAATAAGAGGAAAGGCTGCATGGAATTCAGGAACAGCAAAAAAAATCAATAGCACCTGCCAGCAGTGTGGCAAAATTTTTCAGCACTCTCCTTCAAGAAAAAGAAAATTTTGTTCACTTGACTGCAGGAATAAATATTTTTCAATTTTATATTCAGATGGCAGGCTTAAAAATGATAACAATCCAAACTTTGCCAATGGTGAGAAAATACATCTTGCTCATCTTAGAGGCTGTTATGCAAATAGAGTTCTTCCTGAATATACAAGAGGCAAGAAGATAAGACATAATGGCAAAACATTCAGAAGCTCTTGGGAATATGAATATGCGATTTGGCTTGAAGAAAATTCAATTGATTATTTTTATGAAAGCAGAAAATTCAAATTGTCAGATGGCAGAACATATACACCAGATTTCTATATACCAAGCAAAAATGAATTTGTAGAAATAAAGGGATACTGGTATGAGAATGCAAAAGAGAAATTTTGCAAATTCAGAGAAGAATATCCTGGTGTGAAAATATTGATTATAGAGGACAAGCAATGGAAGATTTGATTGAAAAAATTGAGAAATTATCTGATGCCAAAGGGCTTAGCAGGAAGACAATAAACAGTGAAATTTCATCATTGCTGTCTTGCGATAAAGTTTTCAAAAAGATTGAAGCTATGTATGAAGAAGGAAAGAAGATTGATTCTGATAAAATGAATTTTTGGACGCTTTATCTTCTTGGAATAACAGACAAAGAGCCTACTCAGCAGCAACTTGATGAGTGTTTCTATTACATTCCTGACTATCCAGATATTGATATTGACTTCCAAGACACCAAGCGTGATATGGTGTTTGAATACCTTAAAGAAACATATGGTGCAGATTGCGTTGCCAGAATTGGTTCGGTTAGCCGTTACAAAGCAAAATCCACAATCACAGATGTGGCAAAAGAATTGCAAATTCCAGTTTGGGAAGTTGAGGACTTAAAAGGAGCTATCATTGAGCGAAGTGGTGGTGATGCTCGTGCAGCCTTTTGCATTATGGATACTTTTAACGAGCTTGACATTGGCAAACGCACACTTGAAAAATATCCACAGTTAGCTATTGCTGCCAAACTTGAAGCACATGCTCGTCACACAGGACAGCACGCAGCTGGAACTTTGGTCACTGCTCATCCATTGAGCAACTATTGCTCTGGTGATGCTCACACTGGTGCCACCCAGATTGATAAACACGATGCTGAAGTTCTTGACTTGCTGAAGATTGATGCTTTGGGGCTTAGAACTTTAACAATTATTCAGGAAATTCTTGACAATGTAGGTTGGACGCGAGATGACTTGCTCAACTATCCAATGGACGACCAAGCAGCCTTTGATATTTTGAATAAAAGGAAATTCACAGGCGTTTTCCAATTTGAAGGAACAGCACTGCAATCACTTTGTGGACAGATTGATGTCAATGAGTTTGAAGACATTGTCAGCATTACAGCCTTGGCAAGACCTGGACCATTGGTCAGTGGTGGTGCAACCAAATTCTGCGCAAGAAGGACTGGTAAAGAAAAAACAACCTATCTGCACCCAATGATGGAAAAGCATACCAAAATTACATACGGCATTGTTGTTTATCAAGAGCAGGTGATGACAATTGGGCGTGATATTGGCAAGCTATCTTGGGAAGATGTTTCTGCTTTGCGTAAAGCCATGTCAAAATCTCTCGGAAAAGAGTTCTTTGACCAATATTGGGAGAAATTCAAAATTGGTGCGATTGAGAATGGTTTGACAGAGCAAGAAGCACAAACAATCTGGGAGCAAATTAACACCATGGGCTCTTGGGCATTCAACCGTTCGCACGCCGTCAGCTATGGATTGGTGAGCTATTGGACGATGGTTTTGAAGGCAAAATTCCCAATTGAATTTGCAGCTGCAACCTTGCGCAATGCCAAAGATGAAGACCAATGCATCAGACTGCTGCGTGAAATGGTTAAGGAAGGATTTGGATATTGTGCCTTTGACAAGGAAAAATCTGAAAAGAACTGGAGCATCAAAGACAATACTATTTATGGCGGATATATCAATGTCAAAGGCATCGGACCAAAAATTGCTGATGATATCGAGTTGAGAAGAAAAGAGGGAAGAGCTCTGACAGCAAGACAAGAGAAGTTGCTTGAAACTGCTGTGACCAAATATGATTGTTTGTTTGAAGGCAAAGAAAGATTTGGTGATATTTATGAGCACCCAGAAAAATACAATATTGCCACAAAAATAAGCCTGATTGAAGAGCTGGATGGTGATGCTGAGGGTGTTGTGCTTTTCTTGGGCAAAATATCAGAAAAGAACTTGCGTGATGACAACGAACTTATCAATGTGGAAAAGCGTGGTGGATACAGAATCAAGGGACAATCTTTGTTCTTAAACTTCCGTGCTGAAGATGACACAGACAAAATCCTTTGCCGAGTTAACAGAGACAAATATTTGCAATATGGCAAACCAATCGTTGAAGATGGCAGAGATGGTGACTGGTACATTTTCAAGGGGCGCAAAATTAAAGGATTAAGAATGGTTAACATTCTGAGATGGAGAAAGATATCATGATTATTGCACATTACAGCGGAAATTATTGCATCATTAAAGATGGCTGCAAAAACGGCGGTTTTGCCAAGCTGACAAATCTGCCTGGTTATAAAAGATGGCAAGGGCGTGACCTTATTTTCAGACCAGCAGCCAATGCCATTCAGTTTATCAATGAAAACTTTGATGATGTGCAGTGGGAAGAATCAGCTCAGCCATTCTTGGATGAATATATAAGAATTGCCAAACAAGCTGAATTGAATAAAAACAACAAGACAGGGAACATAGACTTTTCCATGGATGGGCATTTGTATAAACGCCCACCAATGGACCACCAAAGAAAAGCATTCGTGATAAGCAGAGACCAGCAAGAATTTGGTCTGTTTATGGAGCAAGGTACTGGCAAGACCAAAGTCATTATTGACACAGCAGCATATCTGTATGGAAAAGGTGAGATTGATTGCTTTGTTATCATTGCTTGGCCAAATGGTGTGCATCGCAACTGGATTGACACAGAGTTGAGCGAAGACATGCCAGATTGGTGTCCATGCCAGGCTTGCTGGTATAGCTCAAATTTGACAAAAGCCAAGAAGAAAGAAATTGAGGATGTTTACAATTATGATAAAGGCTTGCGGATTATCAGCTTCAATGCAGAAGCCTTTGTTTCTGATAAAGCCAAAGAACTGATTTACAAATTCGTGCACGATTTCAAAACACTTTTGGTGCTTGACCAATCTGCATGTATCAAGAATCCGACAGCCAAGCGCACGAAATTCTTGGCAGATAAAATTGCACCTCTTGCAAAATTCCGGCGTATTTTGGACGGGCAGCCTGTGGCTGAGGGTGGTGAGGAATTGTACAGTCAGTTCAAATTCCTGAATCCGATGATTATTGGCTGTGACACTTGGACAGCATTCAAGGCAGAATATTGCAAGATTGGCTTCTTCAATGAAGTGGTTGGCTATAAAAACATGGATAAACTTTATGACAAAATTGATGGCTATTCATACAGAGTTCTTGAGAAAGATTGTTTGGATTTGCCAAAGCGTATTTACAAGAAATGGCATTTCGATTTGTCAGACAAAGAAGCTGCCATCTATGAGGACTTGAGGAAAACAAGCATTGCAGAATTTGAGGGTGAAACGCTGGCTGAGCAGCTTCCACTTGTCAAGAACATGAGGCTGCAGCAAGTCGCCAGAGGATGGTGGGTGCAAAGAGATGAAGCCAGTGGAAAAATTGTCACCAAGACAAGAACCATCGAAGAATTCCCCTCAGCCCTTAAAGCATTGGATGAAGTCTTGGCAACCTATACTGGTAAAGCAATTATCTTCAGCAGATATCGTGCAGACCTTGAGTTGCTCAAAAAACATCTTGGTGATAAAGCTGTGACATATTATGGTGGCATGAGTGATGATGATAAGCACAATGCCAAAGTGCAATTTCAAACCAATCCTGACATCCTGTATTTTATAGGACAGCCCCGCACTGCTGGCATTGGGCACACTTTAACAGCTGCCAAGAATGTGATATTCTATAGCAATGATACAAGTTTGCGTTTCCGTGAGGAAAGTGAGAAGAGAGCCCACAGAAAAGGACAAACAGAAAGGGTGCATGTTATTGACTTGATTGCCAATGGCACAGTTGATAAGAAAACAGTCAATGCTTTACGCAGCAAAAAAGAGTTGAGCGAATTTATTTTGAGAGACCCAGAATCATTCTTTATGAAGGAGGAATAAACAATGAGCAAAAATACACCAGAAAGACATGATGTCTATTGTGACAAACAATATCCAATGATTAAGAAAATTGTTTGCAATGTTTTGGAATATAAAAAACAGAAGACTTATATCATGTTCAATGGTTTTAGCACAGCTGAATATTCCAAAACAAGAATAAACAAAGAGTTGCAATATCTTGGGAAGTCAAATTGCAAATTTATTGAATTATTTGAGGTGCAAAAATGAAAATTAAAGTTGGTCAGATTTACAAACATGTTGATAAGTTTATGAAAGAAAGGAGCGAATGATGTCATATTTAGAAGAACTGCTGCCCGAGTTCAGAAATGGAGCGAAGATTAGATTGATTGGCTCAAGAGACAATGAATATTATTATATCAAGCATAATGTTATATATAATCAAAATGGAACACCTATCAAAGATTTTTCCTTATCTATAATTTTGGCTGATGTTTGGGAATTTTACCAAGAGCCTATCGATTGGAACTATATTGTCAAAAATAAATGCCTTTGCTGGTTTTCTGATGAAGATATAGAAGAGCCTAACTTTGCAGATAGATTATTAGCGGTTGTGGAAAATGAAAGCGGAGTTAAGTATATGACAGAGGGTAAAGTTACCTTTGCTTACTGCCGCCCTGTCCGCAAAGATGAAGTAACTTTTTATGAGGACAAGAGAGATGATTAGACCTGGACAGATTTATAAAAACAAAAATCTTATTTATGTAGTCACTTTTGTGGGAATTGGCTTTAAAAATAAGCAACAAGTCCAAGCAATTACGCCTAGAGGTTTTACATACGGATGGAGCTATTCCAAAGCCAAAAGATATGGAGGTGAATTAATCGCCGAATACCCGACTTGGCAAGAAGCAATCAACAGTAAGGAGTTCAATAATGTTATGTAATATTATATTCACAATTTTAGCTGTTTTGTATGTTATAGCAATTTATTTCTTTTTTGTTAAGACATTTCCTTCCTTTTGGAAAGTTTGCAAAAGCTATGTGAAATATATCAGAATCACTAGAAAGACTGATTTTGGCACATTCTTGTTTGTTTTTATAACTGCTGTGGCATTTTTGGTGGCGTATGTTATATACATTATTGGGGCTGCATTATGGATGATGAATTCTATTATTTAGCCCTATCTGCCAAAGACCGAATAATCGAAGAGTGTGTTGCCAAATATGGCAATCTGAAGCAAGCCTCAAAAGAAATTTTCAGTGGCTCGATATGGCTGTACAAAGATGATTCATTTCCTAAAATGAATGCTGTCTTACAAATATGCAAAGCTTGTGATGTTTCTTTTGACTACATTATGACTGGCAAAAATAAACAGTCATATAAGCCTTTGAAAGAAACATACTGCAATCTCATCAAGGAATATTCAGGTGCTGGCTGGCACAAGAATCCTTATGATAAAAGTGCCAATGTCATTTTGTTTAGACTCAAACATGGCAAACAGAAGACATTGTCTTTGCCATTTTTCATTAAAATGGTTTGCAGGTACAAAAAATTGCCATCCTATCTTGTTGAATAATATTGATTCAATCAATATTTCTAGCCCTTTTTGCCATCATATCACAGACAGATTGCTCATATGTATATCTGTCTTTTCTTTTGGTGTGAGCTTTTCTGTGGTATATATGGAAATTGTCACCAATTAGCTCTCTGATGCAAAATGCCAGCTTTTTGTATTTACCAGAAGCCTGTTCTGGATTTTTGATTGCATTTATAGCAACCACAGAATCTGTTATGATATTTATTCTTTTGGGTTGGTATTGGATAGCCTGCTCAACTCCAAATTTGATTGCCAGCAATTCAGCTTCATTGTTATCAGCAGCATACGCTGGAATCTCAAAATAATTTCTGTTTATGCCTTTGGGGCTGAGCATCCTTATCAGGGTGATTGCCAATCCTGCTTTCTTTGTATTATTGTCAAAACTAGCATCACACCAAATTTGCATCTTAATCCTTTTTCAACTGAAGTTGAGTTTTGCGCAACCGCCCCATCCAATCCCAAAAATTTTCATATCCTTGGTATGGAATTTTCTGAAGTTCTTTGCCAACTTTCTCGCCAGCGATTGGCCATTCAATTTCAACTTCTTGAATGCAACTAGAATTGGTTGTTGAGCATGAGCTCAAGAATGTCATCACGCTGAGGATTAGGCAAAGCAATGATTTTGGCTTTCTTTTTAACATCAGTTTTCACAACCTCAATTGTCTGTTCTTTCTTTTCTGTTTCAACTTCCAAAACAACACTTTTCTTGACTGAAAAATAAAGAGTGGCAAAAAATCCAACAACTAATAAAGTGGCAATAAATTTGCTCCACATTTTATGGTCTCCTATACAGCAAATGGCAAAATAAGCGATAAACCCTTGCCAAAACTCTCTAACTGCTCTGGAGCAAGAAAAATCAGCACAAGGATTAGTCCTATAATAAGCAGCCAAATAGAAAATTTTAGAATGAACTTAACTCTTTCCCATTTTTTGTCACTCATATTGGAGACAGCTCGCCAAAAACACTTGTGATGTTTTACCATTTGAACACTCCTGTTTCAATTGCTCTGGCTATTCTGCCAGCTCTGACTGGAAGCTCTCTGCCATATTTGCTGTTTAAGCACTCAGTAGCAGCTTGTTTATAAAATCCTTTGCCGATATAGCTCAGCATCTTTTTGAAGCTCAGCAGTCCCTTTTTCTGGTTGCCAATTCCCATGTTGAATACCATATCAAGCAAAGCATATTGCCGCTCATCGTCCAATTTTTCATAGAATGGGATATTTTTCCTCAATTCAGAATCAAATTGCATCACATCTCTTGCCAAAATTGCAAATGCTTGGGCTTTGGTTATGCCTTTGGTCATATAATCTTTGCCAACCAACTGAAGCTCTTCTTCTGTGAATGGTCTGTCTTCAATATTGCGCCCAATTCCGATGGTGAGCTTATTGGCTGTGCATCTGTATGGCTTGCTTCTGAATCCTTCATGGATATAAAGACGTTTTTCAATTTCTATAGCACTAATCATGGGCTATAACTCCTTTTATAGAATTATAGCCCATGTTGTTGATAAAGTAAATAATTTTTATACAGAAACAACACCATTCACTGTAACAGAAGTGTTAGATGTCAAAGTAAGATTATTTTCATCAACATAATTTACTTGAACATCAACAGCATCTCCTGCAGCATCAGCCACAGATACATGGACAAATTTATATCCAAGTCCGTGGTTCACAGTTGACGGTGTGTCAGCAACCAATGCCAAGTTGTTAATTGCAAAGCGACCATCAGCTTCATGATAGCTGTGCAAAACTTTCCAATCGGTATTTGTGCTGGTGTTGTTTGTTGTATTCGGGTTGTCAATCATAGCCTGCAAGCGGTCGCCTTTGTGAACAGGTGCGCCAAGCAAAGAGCCGTCTGATGAGATATACCACCAGTCGCCTTTATCAATAGCACCCTCTGCACCAGAGCCGGAAGTCGGCAAGCCAAGAGATGGGTCAAATTCACCAACAAAAGCACCCAAGCCCAAAATCTCAGCATCAATATATGCTCGCAAGGTGGTGTCTTGTGCATCAAGTTGTCCTTTGGTTGCGGCATCAGTTGCATTCACACCATCGGCAATGCCGGTAATGGTGCCGCCATTTAGGTTCATGTCATAATAAAAATTTTTTTCTGCCATTTATTTTCTCCTATTTTATAATTAAATATCCGGTTATCGGTTTTGATGTTTCAATCATAATAATTCGTGTGCTTTCTAGGTTTTTAACCTTAATATCACATTCAATTTTCTTGAAAACATTGTCCGATAGTTTCTCAAAGACCTGCACGCTCGGATTGCTGATGTTGGTTTCAGCCTCAATATATCGCATGTCTGAAAATTCATATTTTGCACCTGTTAAGTGGTCAATCTCTAACAATAAAGGTGCGTTGTCCTTGTTCACAAAGATTGCGTAAAACTTTCCGGCTGCAATCTTTTCATCATCAAAAGTTACAATTTGTTGTGTCATTATGCTTTGTCCTCAAGTTTGAATTTTCCATCATCTACATTATAGACAAGGATTTTATTTGTTACTTCCTCACCGTCTGCTTTGACAAACTTTATCTCGTTGGTTTTTGAAAAGGCATCATCTAACGCCAATTTTGTGACTTCTGATAGTTCCTCAAACTCATAATCAAAACGGATAAGGGGGTTTGCAACAGTTGAAGTCTGCAAATAAAAGCCGTCATCTTTATTCGATTTGCCATAAAAGCGGTAGGTTTCATTTGTCTTTACGCTAAATGTAAACTTCGGGCTTTGAATGTTTTTAGGGGTTGTACGTTGTGCCTCAATCGTGGTCGCATAGTGCGAACCTGCCACTTCTGAGCTGTCAGACACTTTTTCAAGCCAAAATTCAACATTGTTAATCGTTCCTTGCTCGTTATAGCATTGCGCCTGATAGTTTATTGTTACAATGCCGTCAGCCAAGAACTTAATATCGCCTTGCGTTTTGTTTGGGTCTGTACTTCCGGCATCCGTCCAAGCGTTATCGTTGACAATTTTGTTATCACCACCACTGAACACCCCAACCGGCAGTTTTGTTTTTGTGCTGTTTACAGTGTAACGATAGCTTGCATATCCAGCAGGTACAGCAACAATGCTCTGATAAACATAATCAAGGTTGCGCAAATACTGCTCGCTGATATGCGAATTGTCGGTTATCATCACTCGGTTAAACCATGGCGTGATGTCAGCCTCTAAGTCTTTTAGTTGCAGAGTACTTGGCATTTGCGAAATGTGCTGGTACATTATTACAGCAATGCCTTTCGGATTGTCGGGAATGGTAAATGTTTTTGTCTGTGTGTGTTCACCGGAAACGACATCCTCGCTTATAAACATATTATCAGCAACGCTCCAACCTGCGGTAAACACAGGAGTTCCGTTGTTATAAGACAGCACGTGCGGCTTGGGAATAGGCATAACAGAGCCTGTATATTCCAGCAGGGAAACATCAAAGGCATTGTCTTTATCGGTAAGGGTTGCTTTGATAGCAATATTTTTTCCGCTTATGTTCCGGCTGTCGAACTCATCATAAAATTTCATAATATCCCACACCGGCAGGTCTTTGTTGTTGTCTTTTATAATCAAATGATAGTTATCCACCGCAACCTTGCAAGAGGTCGCCAAGTTTAAGAATGTGTTATCCCCCAGTTCCATTTCTCCGGTTATCTCAGTTTCTGCTTCTTGAAATAGCAAGAACTGCGCAAGATTAAGAGAATTAAAACCATAATAAACTGTGTCAAAACCAATTCTAAAGCCTGTGAAAGCCATAAACGACAATAAAGCAAGTCCTGAACTTTCGTCTTTTGTGATAGCCTGCAAACAGATTTGAGTGTTCGCTCCAACAGGGATAACTTCATCACTCGGAAAGCCCAACTCAATTCTTAAATGAACATTAGTAAATGCTTTTGCCTGAAATTCGCCGACATATAGCTCCGGCTTAATAACATCACCAGCCTTATAGTCAATCTGTGTCGCCATTGGCTGACCATTATTGTCTGTTAACGGCGTGTCGGTATCGTCAACAAGCTCTAACCTAATAAAGCCGTCCTGTGATACTGTGTTGTCAGTTCTTAAATTCGGCTCATAGTATATTGCAGCAATAAATGTCGTTCCACCGCTTATATTTGGGTCGTCTTGCGGGTCAACATCATCAACAACAAAAGATTTGTCTTGCATATTTGTATAAACAAAAGAACCGCCCTTAACTCTTATATCACCAAAGTAAAGTTTAGCGCGGCCATATTTGGAATTGATTAACTGGTCGTTGCCTAAACAAGCGTGTATTCCCTCATTATGCTCCTGCAATCCTCTTGAAAAATCGGCAATGCCGCCAAGGTTTGAAATCCGCAAGGACTTGTCCAAAGACTGGATTTTATCACTCGTGAAAGTGCGCCCCTCAAAATCGGTAAAGGTTGTGTTTGATGTGCCGCCGGTTTGAGCGTCCGGCTTTACTTTCAAAATGCCGTTTTCTTCCGTCACAGTTGCTTTTTCAAACTCAATAGAGTTAATGCCAATATGCGTGTTGCTTTTATCATCAGATATGGCAAGGCTGAAATCGTGCGTTGTTTCGTGTGGGTAAAATTCCCAATTTGAATTGTTAGCAATAGGCAACAAATAACCGACATAGCCGGTATTAGTGATTGTCAAAGAAGTGGACGCTCCGTTTATATGGTCTGCACCGTTCGGCTGTAAAATCAAAGTCGGGTTTGATATTCCGCTTGCCGGTATAACTTTAATCATTATCGTTTTATTTTGTGCTATCGGTGGCAAAATTTGCGTTATTATTTCATTGTCTGTATTGAACTGATAAGCAAGCACAAGCGTTGTTGCCGTAAATGGTGCTTGTGTTAAGTCCACCGCTCCGACTTCTTCAAAATAATTTGCCTCAAATAATGTCCGTACTTCGTCAGGCGTTAAACCGCCACCAGTGCGCCCAGCCATATCTTTATAAGCATTTGTTAGCTTTATTTTCTCAGATAAATCAGAGGTTAAAACATTGTTAAGGCTTGTTTCTGCTTTGTTGCCTAAATCTCTTGCAGTATCAACCAAAGTCGTATGAGATGGCGTCTTTTCAAAAGCCGTTTCTAAGTCCGCCACATCAACATCCGACAAGTCTTTACTTGCCTTTGTGCCGATTGCGGCTGCTTGCCTTTGCAACTCTTTTCCACTATCTGTGGCTTGAAACTTCTCATCAAACTTATCAAGGTCAACATCTGCCAAGTCATTACTCAAGCTATTTTTAACAGCAGAATTATCAAGTCTGTTATCAGCTTTTAGAGTTTGCAGCTTATCCCTTAATTGTTCTGGTGTATCATCTTCGCTCACACCAATAGATGATAATTTAGCTTTAAGTGCCACATCATCAGAATTGGAAAAATCTTTATTAAGTTTCAAATCCAACTCTTTTTCAAGTTTCTTGTAACTAGGTAAATTGTTTGGAGTTGATTGAGGATTATAAGCATCATTCTTTATAACCTCATATTCAAGTCCTATGGCATAGGATATGTTTGTGTCATCAATTTTAAGAAATAATTTATTAACACCAAATGCTGTTGTAAGCATCTCAGTGAATGGGATTGTCACTGTGCCATCAGCAGAATTTATCACTATGCCATAGTCTTGGTCACCAGGCTCAAGATGATAATTTGCAGTATTGCCATTATAAATTACAGCCAGAGAGATTTTAGCGGTATCTGCAATTTTAATGATTTTACCGTCTTGGTCAAATGAGCATACCAATTCAGTGTCACTTGAACCTTGTACCAATTTTTGAGTTAATTTGTTGTTTGTTTCTTGAGTTTTTAATTGAATGTGAAATTGTCTTTTTTGCAGCATGGCTGTTTTCCTCTTTTGGAATATATTTTAATAATATACCAAAAAGAAAAACATATGCGTCAAAAATAGGTATTATTTGCCAGCAATCACAAAAATGTATAAAAGAACAGAAAACAGAACCATGGAGAATAACATATTCACCCCCATGCCAATGATAAGAGCAAGCAAAAAATTTCTGCCGTCTGTGTGTACAATGTTTATGTCTCTGGCATTGGCTGCATTTACGCCACCAGCACCAGAATTATCTCTTCTGCCATTTCCATTGCCACTCTGGTTATTGCTTTTCGCACTCATTAAAATACTCCCTCAATTTTCTTACAGCTCTCATAAAAATATTCGAAACAGACTTTTCACATTTGCCAACTTCTTGACTGATTCTCGGATTATAATATTTGTCGGCGATTTTCATCAAGAATATTTCCATTTCTTCCTCAGTCAGTTCATTCTCGCAAACTTCTTTCAGCTTACTTTTCCGCATATTCCTGCATTTGGTTTTAACATCTTTGACTGAACCTCTCGGCATAATAACCTCTGCAAAAATTAGCCTTCCGAAATCTTTTTAATCGCAACTGCAATACCATATCCAACAACCGTCATAAATCCAATAATAACTGACTTCACAAAAATCTCCTTGGCAATCTCCCAAGTTCTTTCACAGTTGTCATTACCACTTCTTGCCCAATTAAAAACATCTCTTAATTTGTGAAGCCCCTTCTCTGTGGCTGGGTCAATATCAGTGATGTTTTTAATTTGCTGGTAAATTTCCTGCTTTGTTTCCTCTCTGGCTTCTTTGACTGCCTGTTTAATTATCAGTTGAATCTCTTTGTTTGTCATCAGCTATCTTCTCTCTATTCAGAATTGTTTTATATATTATAGTTGAAGTAAATGAAAAAAACAATAAAATTTCTACAAATATAAAAAATTGTCGTGCCACGAAGCCTAAGATTTGTCCATCTGTTAATCCCAAATCATCAAGCAGTGAGAAGAAAAAAGCCGAGCACCAGTGAATTGCCATGGCAAGAAGAAACATTTTCAAAGTTGAATTTTCTTTCTTTGCCAAGTGATAAGCAGCAACTGAATAAACCGCTATGATAAATCTGCAATTATTGGCAAACACATACCAAGCCAAATCTCCATCCAAAAAATAATGGGTGTATGACAAGGCATAGCAGCCAATGATTGCAATCAAAATCTTCATCACATTAATTCTTTGACGGAGTCGGCTTTTTAGGACTTCTCATAGATGATGTGCCAGAGGGCTTGCATCTTTTTGATGGAGTGGGATTCTTCGGACTTCTTAAAGAATTCTGTGATGTAGGTTTTGAACCAGCTTTTGCCATAGTTTTATCTCCTTTAATGTTATTGTGGAAGGCGACACTGGAATTGAACCAGCCTAAAAGGATTTGCAGTCCTCTACATAGCCGCTCTGCCAATCGCCTGTCATAATAAATATAATAATAATTTTGATAAAAGTAAAATGATTTTAATTGGCTATTTTTGTGATGTAGTATAACCCACAACCGAAGATAAAGCCAACTACAACTTCACTTATTTGAGTTGGTGCTCTGCAGAATTTATGCATCCGGCTAAAAATCCAATTTTCTCTTTCCCAAAGAGTGTGATTAAAAGCATAAACTGGACTTACCAAAGCACCAATCAAAACAAAAACTGGTGACAAAAAATATAGAGCAGCCATCGGACAGGTATATCTCATTCCCATGTACATAAAATCATACAAAAATCCATATTTGTGTTCATTGGCATCCATTTTATTAAACAACCAATCTAAGGGTGTGTGATACCAACGTTCATTATAACGTCTGATGGTTGTTTCATCTGGCGTTCCTCTGCCAATATCAAAGCAAGCACCATGTCCTCTGCTCCAAAATTGGAATTGTAAATAACAAGTCAGAGCCAAAGAAGCAGCTGCGCCTTGCCAACTCTTAAAACTGCATAATAGCAAAAACATTGACAGCATCATGACTATGGTTTGCACACCTCTGTTTTTTAACAGAGGATATTGCTCAAGACAACCGCCGTACCAACGCCGGAGGAATCCCCACCATAAGCCATAAACAATCATGAATAAATATTCCATATTACTTCTCCACAGGATAAGGATAACGAGCTTTGATTTACTCAACCTTAGTTTCGATCTTATCCAACAAAAAGTTGTTGTTAAATCACTTCTTTGGCTTCCGACAGCACGCTATCGGAATTATTTGATTCTTCTCGCACCAATTTATCTTGTTAAGCTCTTCTTCGCTCTTGGCTTCTTCTATTTTGGCTTTTAATGCTGTTGCTTTTTCATGACAAGTATTTGAATGTTGCGCTAATGCAACGACCAAGCCGACCAATTCTTGAGCCGTCAAATCAATAGTGCTATTGTCTTGGCAAGTCCATGTGATTGTTGCACCTTCCGGTGCGAGAGCCATTGCCTGCGCAGCCATTGAAATTCTTTGAGCGGAAATTTGGTCGCTGTCAAAGGTTTTGCCAAGATATTCAAAACCGCCTTGCTCGGCGGCATCACGAGCTTGGTTGATTTCAGCACACTTTTTGGATTTTAATTCGTCAAGTGTTGGTGTGGGTATTGTAACAATTTTATACTGTCCACCGCCTAAGTCTTCAATGGTCGTGCCTTTGTTTTCGCTTACAAATTTGTAGGCTTCGTCATATTGACTTAAATCAAAAATATCATTTATCTGCATTGTTTACGCTCCTTGTCCAATAGCTATCCAACCTATATTCATGTTTTTATCTTGACCATTACAAGCTACAAAAGATGTTGTTGTTTTATTACTAATACCTCTTGTACCTGAGCTGGTAAGCGTAGAACCATCTTGGTCTAACCAATTTACAATATATTTTGTATCTTTAAAAGGTTTTATTAAAGTTACAGTTTTCGTGCCATCCGCACTAACAGTAAGACCAATTCCACCTTGTTCAAGCCAACCACTCTTATACTTTCTGTACCAAGAACCATCAGAGTTTACTTTGCTTTCCACAATATAATCAATATTTCTTGATACATTGCTTAAATCTGTGTTAGCCTTGCCACTGAGAGCCGTCATAAACTCTTGAGCTTGTGCAACGCTTGCCTCAACTGCGCCGGTGTAAAGAACAACATAGGCACGATATACAACGTGGTCTGGTTGAACCTTTGCACCGTTTTTGTAGGTTGATGATGAGCGGGAGGCATCGAATGTTGCATTATAAAACAATACTATATTACCTCCGTCTACAGCATGAACACTTTTTCCACCCCTTTTAAAAGCTCCAGTTACTACAGCTGTATTATTATAATTACCAATGGTACCGACTTCGCCTTTTACATTCGGCAAACTCTCTGCACCAAACATTGACGGAGCTTGTCCTGCTTTGATGTAAACATCTTTCAGCATAGGAACTTTGAAACGCTCATTAGCCGTATCAAGTCCAAAGAAACCGCAAGAGCCGTTAGCTGATACTGTGCTGTCAAACTTACTTACAGTCGTGCTTTGCAGCTTCCCGTCAACCAGCATCTGGTAAACATCAGGGAATTGTGCTTTTGTGTATAAAGCACCATCACACCATGCGCCACCATTAGGAACATCTGTCCGAGATGTGTATTCAATGTCGCCGATATTGCCAAATGAACTCTTTACAGTGCTGTCTGCATATTCAAATTGGTTGTTGGAGTTTACCACAAGGAATTTACCAGGTGGAATATTATTGACTGCATCAGCGACAGATTCCAAATATTTTAATTTTTGGAACACTGCGTCTTTTTCATAATTTATATTTCCGCCATCTACAACTTGCGGCACAGCTTCTTGATAACCATTATCAATCTGTGCTTGTGTATATGGTGTTTTAACGCCCCCGAAATTATTCGGCAGGACCACATTCGGTTTAGATGGTTTTTGTGCTGCCATTTTCATTCTCCGTCATTAAATTTCTTATTCCAACACCACTGCCCAAAACAAGCTCAATATCTGATTTTGTGTCTTGGGTAAAAAATAAATTATCACCAACCAATGTCACATCTAATAACATGATGTCAACATTTTTGATTTTAACTTTTTTGGCAAAAGTCATATTCTTGATGATAGCAATATTGTCTTCACGAGTGCATTTGCTGGTATTGGCACCTGCTTTGGCTTTGATTCTCGCTCTGAAATCTCTGTCTTCAAGACTTCCAGATGGTGCCACAAAATCAGTTTCAGGCTCGCTGAACCATATATATTTTTCAGTGTTTACATCTGCTCTGTTATAACTGAAGTATGCTGAGATGTCAAAATATCTCCTTGATATTCCAACCAGCCAGCCCCAATAGTCAAGAAAAACACCCTCTGCCAAATTGATATCAATTGAATCTAACAGATATTGAGCATTCTTTTGCAAATTGTCTTTCAAGCCAGCATCAGCACCAATTAAAGCCATATATTCAGGATTGTTCCTGAATTGACCAAGGGAATATGCTTGATTCAGAGCAAAATAATCAAGATTCTTCATATACTTGTATCCTTGTGCTATCGAAATTTGGAACTTGGGTCTTTGACAACTGGATTTGGTCAACCCAATCTAAATTATTCTTTGATATTTTAAGCTGAGCTATACCAGCCACACCATCAACTTCATAAATTGATGCAGCAAACATGTTGGCATAAATGATTGAACCCATATCAAATCCATGCTCTGTGATATATGCCATGATGTTGTTTTTAACTTCTGATTGAACAGTTGCCAAAGGAATTCCATTCTTGACTGCGACTTTGACCTGAATATAAATATCTTGCACTTCAGCACGGTCAAATTTGATTGTTTCAGTTTGTTCCTCGCTATCTGTTACAGTTACAGATATTGCTCCTTGAAGTCCGAACATATTACCATCAACAAGATGGTCAAAAATAGTTTGAGCGACTGTTTCATCATCATATGCTGTATTGATAACAATTCTCAGAGAGTGGGCTGGAATTCCATCAACTTCTTTGCCAGTCCTATTATTAAAAATCTGCAAATCTGAATCTGTATTTACAAGCTCCAGCAATGCCTTTTCAAGCCCGTCATCTGTATTGGCTCCAGCTGTAGAAGAATTTAACATCCAGCGTTTTCTGAACTCTTCATCAGTTTCATATTCTTGTCCAATTTGGATTGTATTTCCTTGTTCATAATAAACACCAGTCAAATTTGCCAAAGGAGTGATGACATTTATCATAGCATCAGACGGCAAGTCAATTGCTCCGCTTTCCTCAGCTGTAAAAGAGCCAAAGGCTTTGCCTGTGCTGTCAAAATTGATTGGGTCGTTATTTTTGAACTGGTCTTTTGTGGAAGAATTTTCAATTGTCAATGTGCCAGTTTCGATAACTGTATTTGGTGTTCCTTCGCAAGTCCTTGAAACAACTGTGTATGTTGCTTGCCTTCTTATTAAGCCTATAATTGAATACAACTTGTCTTGCCACTCACCCTCGGCTGTATAAGGATTCATTTGCTTAATCAGGAATGCTATCTGATTTTCGACATCCATCACTGATAATGAAGATGCAGTTGCAACATTGTCAACAACACCCTCTTTTTTGATATTGAAATCATTGCCAAACACCGTGCGAAGCTTATTTGTCCAAAATGCCAAATTCTCATTTAGAGTACTTAAAACAAATCCTTTGCCATTGATTATCATAATCTATACACCTCATCCACTCTAAGCACAGAATTGCCAGCAATCACATTTGCACCAACATGGTATTCATCACCAACTTTATGAAACAAATAGTCTCTGACTTCCTGAACATCCACCACTTCTTTTATAGCCTTTTTAATTTCAGATTTCAATATTTTTGGATATGCTTTGAGACCATTGATATAATCAATGCCAGCACGATAGTCCAAGAACCAGTCACCCTTGAGAATTTTTAAGCCTACAAGAATCTGCTGAGCAACTCTTTCAATGCCATCTGCAAGTTTCAAATCACCATTCTCAAGAACCAAATGTCCATCTTTCAAAGCAATATCTTTCATTCATCTTCCTCTATTTTGGTGGTTGAGTTGGAGTTGGACCACCTGGACCTGGATTGTAATCATGGGTGTGATTTTTAAGGCTTATGCCACCACCAATTACATCTTCCGAAACAGTCACAGTGCCATTCACATTCACATCACCATTTATTGAAGTGCTTGCTGAATTTATTATAATGCTTTTTGCTTTAATAGTAAAGTCTCCTGTTTCATTTACAGATAAAATAAATTGGCTGTTTTTAAGCCCAATAACAATTTCTCCATCTGGAAAAACAAATTTTTCATTGCTTGGCAGAAAACCAAGCTGAAAAATGCCATCACTTATAGAGTGGCAGCGTTCGTCACCATTATAATTTTCATTGCCAAAACGGTATTCTTCAATTGACTTATCACAAAATTTAATGACACCTCTGTCGCCTTTCTGAATTTTCAGCATAATATAAGCACGAGCTGTTTCTGGATATATGACAGGAACAGTTATAACACAATCTTCAATTTCATCATTGCGTATTGCCAAAACATTAACTGTGCCATCTTCGTTGACTTGCATAACCTTGGCAGGAAGTTGGCAATTTATTTCATTTTTAATTTTTTCAGATAGCAAAAGCAAATTGTCTTGAACTGTCATTTCACCCAAACCTCCGTCAGACCAATTGTGCCATAGTTGTTGCCTCTTTTGACACATTTGTAAATTTCTTTTACACCAGACAAAACATCAAATTCACATTTGCAATAATGCCCAACTCTTATGCTTGGCAGAAGCTTGGTTTCAAAATGATATCCAATCTGATTATTATTTTGCTCTGCTTGAGGCCTGGTGGAATTTTCCCCATTGAATAAAAAGCCGTAAATTTTTTGTTTGTTTCCGTTGAATAAATGTAGAACTCCATTGTCAATGATATATTTGCATCCTATTTTTCCACAAATTTCTCGCAGTATAGTGCGAACTTTGCCACGAGCTACATAGTTATTCATTTCTGGATAATTATCCACTTCGTCACCCATAAAAATGCCCATAGCAGCAGCACAGTCATGAATTATTTGCTGAGATGACACAGTTCCTTGATATGATTTGCTTATAACTGCAGAATCAAACGAGTGCAAACTGTCAATTAAAGTTATTTCTGTGGCAATATCATTTTCACCACCAACTGCATCCTCTTTTTTCAAAAATCCTCTTGACTTATTGTCACCACCAATGGCTTTTTTCTGTGACGAAAAATATGGTGTGCCTCTAAAAATAAGCCCCCAATCACCATTACCCTCAGCACAATACAATTCAAAAGCATTAGCATAATTTGCAATCTGATTGAATGAATCATTGGTTATATTCCAAAGTGTCAAATTTGCTGTGCTTGGCTCTTTGCCATTCGTCTGCTGTATTTCAAAATCAATATCAATGCCACTTTCTTTATCATCAATCTTGTCTTCATAACGAATTCCATTGGTTGATTGATAAAAATCTGCTATATTTGGAATTGCCAACTTTGCTTCTCTGTCAAATTGGATATCCAACCGCAGTCTGAAATTCAAGTCTTGAACTTTGGTTTTATTCTCTGGCAGTATTTTCATAGTATAAAATATAATCCTTTATTGTTTCAGGAGTTGGCTCACCAGACAGATTATCTTTATGAAGAAAATACAAAGTTGGTATTTTTCGTCTGTCTGTCAGAATTACTGCACCAGCAACCAATGCATTGCCAGTATTAACTTCTTCTCCATTGCTGTCGAAAATGCTCATGAAACAGCAATTGCAATATTCATTCCACTTAAATGTCATACGGTATGTTTCATCACCAAAATTGGTATATATTGAGATGAATTTTCTATTTGATAAGTCTGGACATTCAATATACATTCTATCCTCCCCATCCCATCTTGAATCCTGCAATTACACCTTTAATCCAGCTCTTGCCAGTTTCTTTTGCTTCATCAAGAGCTTTCTTATAGCCATTGGATTCTTCTTCTATTGTTTTTGTGCTTTCTGGAATTAGCTTATTGGCAACTTTTTTAACAGATGAAGATGCTATGCTTATATTCAATGGAACAAGTTGAACTTTGCCAACTGCTATTTTCTTAAATTCAAGAGAATAAGCATAGCCTGCACTTGCACCTCTGGCAGGAGTGAAATTTGTCAGAACAACATTTTCCTTGATATTGTCTCCGAGCACAACATTGACAGCTATTTTTCTGTCTCTCAAATTGAGCAAAATGTCTTCAAATTCATCACCTGAATAATTCCTGCCATCTTGCAAATAGCATTCCAAATTTAGCATATCAGGCAAATTGTGAATGTATTCCTGATATGTCTGTCCACTTTGAACACGGCGGTCAGGCGTTTCTGCTGAATAATTCCTTCTATCAGACAAAGTGGCATCAACTTCAATCACCTCATATCCTTCGGTGTTTTCTCTTGTCTTCTGTCCTGTGAAAAAATCTGACAAAGCACTACCAAAATTCTGAAAAGATTTTATAAATTGCTGAACATTGACACCATTTTCAGATTTTAGGGCTGTTTTTAGCTGTTCCACAGACTGAAATCCCATAGCAATAGCAGTTTGGTTAAGGGCTTGCGGAAAACCTTGTGTCAAATATCCGAATGCTGTTTCATTGCTTATTTTGCCTTGAGTCAATAGCTGAGTTAAGGCAATGCCAGAGAATTTATTTGCAATTTCATCTGAATTTTCAGCTATCAATTTGGCTGTATTTTTCATAACAGTTGTGACATTGGAAAAACTCAATCCACCAGTCGTAACTCCTGATGTGAGTTTATTTGCCAAGCTCAAAATTCCGCCTGCTTTGTCTTCTTTGCTGGCAGTTGAAGTTTCTTGTGGTATCAATATGGCACAATATGGCATTAGCTCATCACTCCTAAGGCTATTTGTTCAGAAAGAGCATCATTGATTTCCTGTGCTGTTATTTTCGGGTCTCTGGCTCCATTGACATTGATATTGACACTTTGGTTAATATTGTTTGTCGGATAAGATTTTGAATTTGCAATTTGCTGGTTAATAGGCGCCATATTGCGAACTGGTGGTTCATTCAATGCACCTTGTGAAAATGTACCATTGAATTGCTTTCGTTCTTCCCACCAACCAGTTTCTCTGCCAACATAGTTCAATGCTTTATATGTGCCACGCTCAATGCGGTCAATTGCTTCAGCATACCAATTCCACTCACCTTTTAACATCTTTATTGCTTGGATTGCTAATTCAACAACAGCAATTATTTTCAAAAATGGAGCTGACATTGCCCAAGCTTGAATTGCAAATGCTTTCATTGCAGGCAAAGAGGCAATGATGGCAAATTTAATTGATGAAAAAATTCCCATGCCAGAAGCCAAATTCAAGAAAAATAAATCAAGCAAAGGTATAGCTTTAACAATTGATGGAATGAATGCAGCCAAGATGATAGTTGCAACTGTATCAATGTTCTTTGCCAAGAACACAATGACTTCTGCCAAAATTTTACTTGCTCCAGTCATTTCATTCAATCTGTTTAAGAATTTGCCAACACTATTGCTGAGTGTGACAAAAGCCTGACCAATTGTTTTGTCCATTTTTTGGAATTCTTGATTGACTTTCGGGGCTTGGTTAAGAATTGCATTGAGCACTTTGTCAGGAGTCAAACCACCCTCTGCAGCCACAGTTCTCAACTGACCAATCTGAAGTCCCATTCCTTCTGCAATCATTCTTGCAAGTCTTGGTGACTGCTCAAGAATTGAATTGAGCTCTTGTCCTCTCAATTGACCACTTGCCAATCCTTGTCCAAGCTGAACCAATGCAGCCTGATTGCTGGCAGCTGAACCTCCACCAATGATGATTGCTTTGTTAATGGCTTCTGTTATTTGCAGCCTCTTCTGTTCACTCAAGCCAAGAGTTTCAGTTGCTGTTGTAATACGACGATACAAATCCACAGTTGCCATCATATTTTGGCGAGTATCTTGAGATATATTAAACAACCTTTCTTGAACACGCAGCCTTTCTTCCTCATCTGCTGTAACAAGAGAAAGAATTGACTTGATATTTGTCCATTCATCAGCATAGCGGGCTATTTCTCTGATTCCAAGATAAGCTCCTATTGTTCTGAATGCTTTGCCAAGTGCAAAACCAGTTGAGGCAACTTCCTTATTGCTAACTGCAACTCTCTTATTGTTATTGATGACTTTCTTCTGCTGCTGGTCAAGAATTGTAAAGCCCTTAATGGCACCATTGTCATTAAAGACAGTTTCAATAACAAACTGGTCTATTTTATCAAATGACACCATCTAAACTCTTCCTTTGCTCTTCAATTTGTTGAATGACTATTTCATACATCATTAGCAAATCATCTGTTTCCATATCATACACATCTTTCGGCTTGAAAGACAAATTATTCTGCATAAACAAAACAGAATAAGAAATCATTATTTTCTTGACTTGTCTTTCATTTTCTTCCTCAGTCCTTCGCCAATCATTTCTGTCTGCTGTTCCAGAAGAGCCTTTAAAGACTCTGCTATATTGCCGAGAGACCCGTTCAATTTCTCTTTCAAGCCTTTCCATTCCCCCAAGCTGTTATATGCCATCATCACTGTGATTGTATAAACAGCAAGGAAATTTCCAGCAAAATGCTCACTCAATTCATTTTCATCCACAGGATTGCCATCAATATAGAGAACATTTGCTTTGTCATGTAAAAACAAATTGACCATCCAAATCCAGTCATCTTTGTCAAATACATCTTTGACAACTTTGTAAAAGCTATCAAGGTTGTCGCCTTGCTCAAATTTATTAGCAAAGACGACACCTGTAACAGCCCCAAAGCCAAATAATTTTTGAACCATGCGAACTCCGAATGCAGTCAGCTCACCAAAGCTCAAAGCATTGCGGGAATATTTATGGCCATCATATTCAACTTCAATTTGCTTCATTATTTAACCTCTTCACAGTAAATAATCATTTCCCATTGACCACCATCTACAGGCTCTGTGTGCGACTGAATATAAGCTGTGGTTGAAGTCTTGGTGACACCAGTATTGTCATCTTTATACTGGAATGTCAATTGAGTCCCATATTTTTCCCAGTTGTCAACTTGTCCTTTGATTGGTGAGAAAACATTCTGTGTGATGCGAAATGTGTCAAATTGGTCATAACGCTTAATTGTAACAGCATCACCAACAATGCCTTTAATTTTTTCAATGGCGTCATTTTCACGAGAATGTTCGCAAAATACATCACCAAAATTTGTCAAGTTGATGCCATTCAAGCTTGCGAATTGGAGTTTTCTATCATATTTCATCCATTTTCTCCTTACATTTCAATTGCTGATTTTTCTGAATCTGACGGATTAACAGTCAAATCAATAATAACCTTTGTGCCAGTCAATGCATCAATATACCAACCTTGAGCACGATAAACTTGATTGCTGTAATCAGTCGGATAATTTGTTTTGACTTTGGCAATCGGCATGCACTTCAAGTAGAAACCATTGGTGTCTTCACTATCTTGAACAATAAGGTCATTGCTCTGGCAGCCAATCAGAACAGATTTCAGATTCTCTTCAAGAATGCTGTTTGAACTCTCTTGATAGCTGAGCTTTTTAGCCAGAAAATCAAGAACCTTAAATTTCAGCAGCAGGTCGATTGTAAATCTGATATAACGGCGTTTTGTGATTTCACCATTGACTTGTTTATTACCATAAAATATTTTCTTGGCATACTGTTCAACACCAACACCACTGATGGCATTAACATATGAATAATAACCAACATTGTTCTTATCAAAGTTGCTCATGGAAGTTGAATCATAATTCTGAGGTGTTACACCAGAAAATTGAGAATACAAATCACCAACACTGCCTAAATACGGATTTGCCATTACACCCAGCAAAGCTCCTTTAAGGCTTTCTGAATCAATATGTGTGATTAACTTTGTGTTGGCATAATTTTTTGCAGCCAAAGTTTCAGCAATATTTCCTTCAGCACCAGTGGCAACATCTTCATCAGAAGTCTGGGCAATGAATAAACGCCCGCTCACCTCTGCTTTTGCAGCAATAGCATCAATATCTGCTTTCAAAGAAGAAGAGATATACAACTGAGAGAAGTTTGCATTGGTTTTCATTAAAGCAGCAAATGCTTCTGAAATATCAGTCTCATCAGTTTTTTGAAAAACAATCACTTGATTGATTCTGCTCTGATTCGGCTTTGCATTGTTTTTCTGCATCAGAAGAACTGACAAATCATTATAATATTTGGTGCCAGGCACGAATATTGAATCCAACTCATCAATGTTAGAAATGACAACAACTTTATTTGCAGGCATAGTGTATCCAGAAACAAGGTCTGAAGAGGTAAAATCCCCAACATACCCTGCATTGGACAAATATGCTGAAATGTCGGTCGCTTGTGGCAGTGTAAAGCCAATTTCAACCAATTTATCAATACTTATCATCTTTAATTACCTCTCAAAATATTAACAACAACATCTTTACCAACTTGTTTCTGAATCTGAACTACATCATTGAAGCCAAATGTAACATCAAATTCATATCTGTAAACATAACCGCCTGCTGTCAATTCGGTTAAGTCTCGGAGCTCTGATATATCATTGACTGACATATCATTCGCCAGAAATTCATAAGCAGCATCAAGTGGCTCAAAACTGTTTTTCAATTTTCTGGCATTACTTTCTGCAAAATAATTTTTCTCATCAAGATTGCCATCTTCAGCAACACCATCATTATAGATGGCAAAGGTAACAACCATATTTTTATACATTGTCACTTCTTGAATATTGCCTGCAAGCTCTCTTTCAGAAGTCCTGCTGTCTGTCTGTTCCGGAACAATAGCTCTAAGCAGACAGAATGGCTTTTTTGGCTCATCTTTGCGTTCATTCGCCCAATAAATTTTGTTTTCAAAATCAGCTGGCAGAATTTCTTTGACAAAATCTAAGATTATTTGTTTTCTCATTGATTGTCAACCCTCACCAGATAAGCCTTAAAATGTTCCAGAAATGTCTTTCTGCCATTATGCTCAACATTCCTGATTTCATACAATATATTATCCCTTAAAATTCTCTGACCTTCAACAACTTTTTCACTTGTATACATGTTATATACAGATAAAATTTTGTCACCAGCTTCAGAGGCAGATAAAGAATCACCATATTTATTGTTTGCTTGAATGTTGCAGAGAATTTCTTTGATGGACTTCCAAACAATTGCTTCAGAGCCATTAGGCTTTATTTCAGAAGTCTTTTCAAGAACCTGCACTTTTTCATTTTCTCGAATGCCGAGCAGAACAGAATTAAACATCAGTGCACCTCATAATCAATTGATTTTACAAGCTGTCCTGTGTCAACCAAGGTTATGCCTGTAACATTATTTGATTTTGGGCGAACTGTATCATCCAAAATTCTTTCTTTGATTCGCTCTTTCTGATAACCACCTATGTCAACCAAAACACCATTGGCATTTTTGTTTTCATTAAAGGCAGTTGCAATAATTGAGCTCAACTCCCTTTTATATTTGGTGACAAATTTGAAAATTCTCAGCCACATTCTTGGTGGCAATTTAGATGTGCCAAATTCTTGATAACTTCCAACTTCTGCAGTTGTAACATCGCTGCCAGGATAAGTTTTATTGTCTTTCTTGTGTATTCCTGTGGTGATAGAATGCTTTTGCAACTGCTTCAAAATTCCATTGAAACGATTGCATCTGCTTTTCTGCAAATCTGCTACGTTTCTTATCAGCAATATCCAACCTCCACACCAAATTCAAAATAAGGATATAGCAAATTGTATGTGTTATCAGATTTGAACTGATTATCTTTATTGCCATCCCCAAATTCAATTGCTGTATCTTGAACTCTCATGGATTTTACACCCGAAATATCAGAGCCAAATGCAGAATTGTAATTATAAATTGCCAGGGCTTCTTCACAGCACGCTTCAAGCAAAACATTATCATCTGTTTGCTGACAATAAATAATCCTTGGAAATTTCAGTTTCTGTTCCTCATCAACTTTTTCACCAGCGAATTGCATTCTGTCAATGCTTCTTGTTGCTGACACCATCAATTTAGCCTTATCTTCAGCAGAAATTGCCTCCCAGCCAGAATTGAAAAAGCCAGCAAAATACTCATCAGCTTCAGCAACTGTGGCATAAACTGGATAATCTTTTCCATTGATATTGACAGTCTTCATGGCAGCTCCGATTAAATTTCAACAACCTCAGTTTCAGACTCACCTTCACCTTCGCCAGCTTCTTCTTTGGCTCTTTCTTCTGCCAATTTTTCAATCTGAGAAATAAGTTCAGATTTGTTTCCGCTCAATTTTACACCAAATTCTTTTTCAGCAAAATTAGCCAGCTCAACTTTATTCATATCCTGAAGAACAGCAACTTTTTCACCATTGCCTTCGCCAGCTTCAGAAATTTCCTCGGCATACTTATGCTCAATCATTTCTTCAACAATCTCTTTGTGTTTAACTTTTTCCATGCCGAATTTTTCATCTTTTTCAAATTCAACCTTGTTAAAGTCAATGCACCAAGCAAAATCTTTCAATGCTTTAAACATCTTCAAACCTTTCTTAAAATAAAGGGGCTCAAGGCAATTCCCCAAGCCCCTTTTTAGTTTACCAATTAAGCAACTGCTTTGTGGCGAGCATTGCCAAGGATAACCACAGCACCAACAGTTGCAGAAATTGCAGAATCTTTCGCAATTTTCACTTTAATAAACTGTTTGTGGCCACGATATCCAACCTTGCTAACCGCACCAGCAGCAGCCATGCTTTCCGGAGCATTAATCAAATCACTTTCTGCAACTGCAGTAAAACTACCATCAGAAGTATCACATTCAGAAATGGAAATTTTCCCTGCACCAGAAGTGAAAGCAGACATCTGTGCAATAACAGTCACAGATTCGAATCCAGCAGTATCAATTGCTGCAGACTCAGAAGAATCATCAGTAATTGCTGCAGAATTGACTGCATTTACAACTTTGATATTGTTAACCAAATCATATGCACTCATGTTCTTCTCCTTATTCCTTAATTTTCAGCAACTTGATAGCTTCTGCCATTGTTACCTGACCAGTGTTCCAACGGTGCCATGTCATTTCGATAATGGCTTTTTTCTTGGAGGTGTATTCATCACGAATCATGCCCATCTGAGTAGAATCAAGAATGGTATAACCAGCAAACAAATCACCAAACATAACCGGCGTTGCGTTAACAGCTACATCCGGCATGTCATCAAAAATGACATATTTGTAGTCACCGATAACAGCAGGCATATTTTCACCGCCCATTCTCCACAAATACTGACCATTGGAATCTTTGGCAGTGCGGAGTTCGTACAATGTGCGACGATTAAAGCCATAAACCGGATTTTTGTAACCAGATTTCAATTCTGCAGGCAAAGCAAGAACATCATCAAATACCAGTTTACCAGAGGCTGAGCCTTCAATTCTTTCAACATCAGAATTGGTCAAAATTCCTTCCGGCTGTTTGTATCCAGAGCCTTTCAAGAATGCTCTGCCCTCGCCAATGGCAAAAGCTGTAGCAACATCAGCAGCAAATTCAGACTCAACATTGTAGTTGCTAAACTGCAGCAAGTCCAAAGTGACAGGCAGCGTTACCGTCTGACGATAAGCCGTTAAGGTCTCAGAATCGAACTTGTCTTCGCTCTCCGGAGATTCTTCAGTTTCACCAACATATTTGGCAACCGGAATATCAGTGCGAACAGGGATTGTCAAATCCTTTTTAGAGGTGCTGCGAACTCTTGCAAATGAGCGAATCGGCGAAGCATCATGCAACTGGCGCAGAATATCAGAAGCGAATTCCGGATGAACCAGATAACCGCCCTGAACATCAGTGTCTGTGCGCATTGTTTTGCTGCCCTCACCACGCAGGAAATATTCTTTGAAGGCAATATGCTCTTCAGAATTCTTCCAAGCATCAGATGCACCAGCCGGAGCTGCAGAATGCAAAGCAATTTCTTTTTCCAATTCTTTGATGCGTTCAGAATTGTCACCAGATGCTTTCGCCAATTTTTCAATTTCTTCCTGCTTAGCAGCAATTTCACGCTGTGCATTTTCCAGTTCAGCCTGCTTTTTAACCAATTCCTGATTTTTCTTTTCAGAAGCATCAAGAGCAGACTGCAGTTTGTTAATTTTTTCCTGGTCAGCTGACTTTTTCTCAACTTCATTGCGAAGTTCTTTCACAGCCGACATAACATCATCAATTTCAGCCATTTTAGACTTTCTCCTTAATTTCAGTTAACATTGTAATGATTTTTGAATAATCCTCCCGACTATCCTGCTTTTTGCCAACTTCCCGATGGCTGAACAGCTCTTTCATCTTGCTGATGAAATGCTTACTTTTGTTTGATGACAAGAATTCACCAAGATATCTTTCGGCGTCTCTTTCTGTTTTAATCTCATCAATTGATTTAACAGAATCAACAGTTGCCAAAGGATTCATCGGGAATGTCACCAAACTAACTTCCCACAGTGTCAGCTCTTTCAAATAAGTGATTCCATCAACAATTTCGTATTGGTCAACAGAATAGCCAATGGACATCGACTTGATTGAGCCAGTTTTCAACTGCGGATAAACTCTTCCAGACACAAATGTATCAGTCTTAGGCATCTTGCCTTCAAGATAAAGCCCTTTTGAGTCTTCGTGTATTTCTGCAAAGACACCCAATGGCTCGCCTCTGTCATGCTGCCAGAGAAGAACAGGAGCTTGTTTCATCAATGATTGCTTAAAAGCCCCCTGAACAACAACATCACCACCCAAGTCAACATTGCCAAAGGTTGAGCCATAGCCTTTGAAATAATAGAAATCATCATCTTCAGAGACTTCTTTGACTTCAAAAGACACTTCAAGATGCTTAACTTTCATTTCAGCATCTTTTTCCAAGAATTTTTTGTTTCCAAATGTGTTCATCAACACCTCACATTATATTTGTATATATTATAGCACCAAAAATCAAAAAAGTAAAGCATTTTGTTTTATTTATTATACCTGACAGCACAATAACAATTAACCACATTGCCTGCAGTTGCTCCCATGCTTGTATCACCTGGATATTTGAGATATTCCCCACCAACATAGAACAATTCGCTTGGTGCAACCTTTTGACCATGGGCTGCAGCATGGGATGGTCTTGTTGTAGGCAATAAAGCAGACAGCCATTCTTTTTCATAGCCAATTGGAGCATCAGTCATATAAGAAGAAACAGCCAGACTTGCATCTTGCTCAACTGCCTGAACAAGAAAAATATTCTTGTTATTTGTCAAACAATCTGCCTCAATATTTTTAACAGTCTCTGCTACATATTGGGTTTCAGTCATGGCAATGGTTGTGGCTCTTGATTCAATCTTTCTGCCAAATATCTCCAAAGCCAAAGCAGCAACTGCATCATTGCTTATGGGCATAGATTCCTGCTGCATATACAATTCAGCCTTGCTTATGCTATCTGCCATTTGCTCTGTGCTTGTATCAATTATTTTACAGCTTGATGCTGATGCTCTCTGCTCCCTCATAATTTGCAAAGCCAGAATGAATAATGCCATCTTGTCTCTGCTCATTGGCACATCAAGCTCTTCAGATGCCACTCCAATAAACTCATCTTGGACATTTTTATAATGCCTTGCCAAAAGTCTTTGCCATTTTTCTGCATAGGCATTGAAATCCAAATAAACGCCCTTTTCAGCATACAATTTTTCAAAATCCCGAGCCATCTGTCTCAGCAGTCTTTCTGCTTTTTTCCGGATTTTGCTGTCTAATTGTATTTTGGAATTCAGCTGTCTTGCTTGGTCTTTGTCCATAATTCATTCGCCTCATTATCAGTGCAGCCGAGTTTCTTCATTCTCAGCACGAAATTGTTTCTCTTTGTAGTCTCTGTGTCATACTCTGCAGCATCAACTGGTGCCATGCTTGTGGGTTTATAAATCACATCTCCACCACTCAAAGAATCATAGCCAAGCTCTGTGCGAATTTCATTGTCAGTCAAAACACCAATCTCACTCAAATTCTTTGCCCATTCAGAGGTGCGTTGCTGCAAGGCAGGAATGTCATTGGTTGAATAGCTTATGCTGAAATTGCTCTCAAGCATGCCACGGCGTTTGAACAATTCCTCAAATTTGCCAAAAATATCACCAACCAGAGGCAGCACAGCATCATCATACAAACTGACTTTGGCAACTGAATAATTGTTGTATGTCTGTGAGCCTGTTTTATACAATGGCTGAGGAATATTGAACTTGCTGTAAATAATGTCTTCAGCATCTGTCTTGAGCTCAAGAATCTGCATATCTTTGTTTGTGGCATTGATAGGCTTGAAATCTATGTTATCAGCATGGGCTGCAATATACTTGCCAGCATTGCTATTGCCAGAGAAATAAGTTGACACCTGCTGGCGAAATTCCTCAATTGCCTTTCTGTCACTTGTTGCTAGCTTAAAAATACCAGACAATGTTACACCGTTCTTCAGCAGAGAAGCATTATGTATAGACGAACCATTAGCAATTTCAATTTCTTTCAAAATGCTATTCATCAGAGGCAAAGCAAAAATTTCATCACCAGAATTTCGACAATAGCCTTTAAGGTGAATCAACTCTCTGTAGTCTGTATTTATGAATGACTTGGTCTTGCTATTGAATGAATAAATGCCATTGAACACTCTCATTCTGTTGGATGCAGATATTTGATAAACAGGCTGTGAATTGGCATCTATGCCATTGACAATAACATAGCTTGATTTAATAGGATACAACTCCAAAATCTCACGATTGACATTGCCTGTGGCAATTAAGAACAGATTGCCTGTCACCAGCTTGTTCAAAGCACATTCAAAAATGAACTCACGCCAGCTTTGATTCCTGTTCGGTCTGGCAAGCAGCACATTCAAATTGTGCTCTTCTTTCAGCTCCCAATCCTCATCAAAAATGCAAGGCTTAATACTCTTGATGTGATTGCAAATTGTGTCAACAGCATCTGACAAAGCAGCGGTTGTTTCATACAAATTGTATGCCATGCTCATTGAAGCATATTCCATGCCATTCTGATGTAGATAATCCCAAAATGAACTCAAACATGGATTGCAAGCAGAAGAAGCATTAGAACAGCCACTTTTTTCTGCTTTTTTATCAAACATTTTCTTAAAAAATTTCATCCAAATTTTCTCCATTCATCAGCAGAAATAAATCTGTTCATCAGATATTTTACTGCCAAACCACAAAAAAGTAAAGCCCCAAACCATTGCATCAATTCTATTCGGTGACCAATCACTTTCTGGTGTCCATGTCACCATCTCATCTTCCAAGGCAGCCAACACTCCAACATGATGAATAAGTCCTTGTTCATAGAGTGCAACAATTGGGTCAGCACGCAAAGCCTTTCCACGAGTTGCCCGAACTTGCTTGAATGGAACACCCTTGTCAATTGAGTGAATGGTGTTCTCAACCATGTCTCCACCAAAGTTCACTTCGCCAACAATGCAATCTGCTTCCCATCTTTCATAGAGAGCAATTGCCTTTTTAGCCCACTCATTCGGCTTCATTTTGCCAGTAGCATCTTCAAGCACCCAACCATGACCAGAATAATCCTGCCCAACCACAATTATGCCTGTGTCATCAGAACTTGCATTGCTTGTTCCTGCTGGGTCAATTGCCACCACGAGCTTTTTGAACTCTGGCAAATCTGCTTTGCTCATCCGTGTAGCATCCAGCAGCTCAGTTTTCCATAGGGCTTTTTCATCATCATCTGTCCAATCGCCATCTTTGAATCTCTTCCGGCTTTTGGCAGACATGCTCTCAAGCACAGTCAAATATGTCTTGGCAATATTCTGCTTGTTGTCATCAGGATTCATCCTCAACCAGACATAATCAGCTGCATCTGGCAGGGGCTGTTTGTCAATCGGGTTTTTGCCCAAAACAAATACAATGTATGTCCAGTGGCGTTTGCTTGGTGGGTTGCAGTCAAAATACATCTTCAATGACAGCTCTTCTTCCTCACCATTATTGTTCGTGAACATCACTTTCTGTGCCAAACGGCTTTTGACCATCTCAACTGAATCCCAGCCAATCTCGCTCACCTCATTGATGTAAATGGTGCAATATTCATTACCAAGGATCTTCTCAAGCCGTTCACCATTATCAAGCCCTGCCAACCATATTTCAGAACCATTGCTGAATTTTATGAACCAATCTGATTTGTTTTCAAAATAATCTTTGTCTTTGGTCAAATTCGGAAAGCATATTTTCAGCACTTTCTGCAAAGTGTCATAATAAATTGACTGTTTCACATGGTTGAATCGTTTTCTGGCAATAAGATGACGGCTGTTTGGTGCTTTTAACGCCCGCACAATGATATCACGCACATTGATGAATGTTTTGCCAGAGCGTGAACCACCAGAAAGCAAAATGAATGTGGCTGGACTTGCATGCAGCCTTGTTGCTTCCTTCTGTTTTTCTGTCTTAATAAAGCCCTTTGCCATCACCCAGCCAGACCCAAACCAAATTTCATTTGTTAAAACAGCATCTCGCAGCAAAAACTTGCCATTGCAACCCACCAGAATTTCATCATCTCAGACAGCATATCACAATCCTTCATCATCTTTATCAATAACAACAAGAGCAACTCCTCCTTTGACTTCACCAGACAGGTTGGTGTCTGTTTTGTTTTTCCACTTATCAGATTTTCGATTGTTAAGCCAGTATTTGATTGCGTGAATGTTTGGTTCGTGGTAACGGCTTATTGTCTCAATGCCCATGCCTGGAACTGCCACCTCTTCTGTGTACTCAAAGCCTGTGGCAATTTTATGTAAAGCATCCACAACAAGCATATCGGCTTTTTCGCCACCCTCCTTGGCTGCTTCAGCAAAATCCGGATAATCTACCATCCATTGCAAGAATACCTCCTCAGGCACATTAAAAACACTGCTAGCGATGTCCTTAAATTCCATGCCTAACATAACTGCTTGCTTCACAAGTGCTTTGTATTCTGCTCTATATTTATATGCACCTGACTTTTGAGTTGGCTTCTGCTGGCTGCTCTCACCTGGTGCTATCTTTAAGACCATGAAAATTCTCCACAAATTGTTTGTTAAAATTATAGTTGATTTTGGTGAAAAAGTAAAGCCAAAATATTTTAGGCGGATAATTTTGTGTGAAGTATGCCGAGCACATTTTTATAAGCATGCGAAAAATAAGTTTGCAGTTGCTTGCTTTTAGCGAAAAATTTTAGTCATTTTCGCTATTTCCCTCGGAGTTATGCGAAATTTAGCTTTACAGCCCTAAAATCTCAAAATTACATACATTATTTTGTCACTATATTTTTTCTCTAAGGTTTTTTAAACTCCGAGTAGAAATAGGAAAATATACATTAAGCAACCGTACTCGTTAATAATTCTTAACAACAAAAAATTAAGCTAAAACAAACGCTTAACACATACTGATTGACCAGATACAGTTGCTTACTCGGACTTTTAAAATGTCCGAGTGAAACACACAATTCGACCACATTTTTATTCAGTTATTTCAACGACTTAGCTCTACTCGGACTTTTTTCAAGTCCGAGTGAAGTCCGAGTAGAATTTTTTAATATAGTCATTTCAAGCACTTATGCAATTATCTTAATGGCGCGATTTAAGAAAAAATCGCATTTTTCACACATTTTACAGCTCACAAAAATAATAATCATTATCGTTTTCAACTCGGACTAAGCCCCTTTTCACTCGGACTCCGAGTAAAACTCCGAGTGAGCCATTTTTACGCCTTAACATATTGTTTTATAACAACTTTCTGGCATCCATACCAACTCCAGCCACTCGGACTCATTTTCAACTCCGAGTGAGATTTTTAGCGAAAATTTTTCTATTTTTCGCTAAAAATTGATAACAAATAATTTTTATTTACTTTTAGCAGCCAACCTTATAAAATATCATCATAACAAATTGTTTTAACAATAAAAATAAAAAAAGTTTAGATTTTTGTAAAATAATTGTTGACTTTATAAAAATTTGGCAGTATACTGTATATATAAGGTTGAGAGGCAACCTTAAATTTATGGAAAGGAATAAACAATGAGACATGTAGATGCAATGGTTAAAGAACTCAAAGAAACAGGAATTTGCCGTCCGGTTGTTGCTTATGGCAGCGGAAGAAGAACAACATATGTTGACCACACACATGAAGTTCTTGAAGTAATTGGCAAAGACAATGTTGTCATAGGCAATGATGCTCCCAGAGGTGGCGCAACAGGCAAATTCATTAAATTGAAATAATCAATCTGATTTCATGTAAAGGAATGACCAATGAATAAGACAAAATTCAGTTTCCAACTTTCACACAATCCTCTTGAAACAAGACCATATCCAATTGTGGCAGAAGAAGATGGAAAAATAACAGGAATTTGGCAAAGCAAATACAAAAAAGTTATTGGATTCTGCTGTGAATATAAAACAGGAGCAATTGATGTTACAATTGAGGAATTTGCCAAAACAAAACAATCGTTGGCAGGGATGTATATCGTGGTTGCAGATTGTGATGATAACTTTATCACATTGCATCCTGCTCTTGAGGGTGCTTATATTCTCGACCATGTTTTGAAAGCAAAATCTGCCAAAAATAAATACAACAAACAGCTTGATGATTTCAGAACAGTTGCCAAAGTTCTAGCCAGAAAAAATCCAGAAATGAAAAGCTGGCTTATTAAAAATTGGTCAAATGAATTAAAAGGTCACATTTAAGGAGATAAAGAACATGGACAAAATTGAACAGAATATTCGTGAAATTGCCACCAGATACAAATGGTCAATCAATGAGAACAATGTATCAAAGATTGCCAATGCAAAACGCCGTTTCTTTGGTGAGGAAGATTGGAGCAGATGTCCTTGCTATCCGCCGGAAGACAATACACATGGCTGTGGTTCAGCTGCGTGCTGTCAGGAAATAACTAAAAATGGCATGTGCCATTGCAATTTGTTCATGAAAGAAAAATAATGGCTGTACAAATTAAAGTCAAAACTTGGGAAGATTTTATTTTTGCCACTGGCAGCAGTATAAGTGCAACAGAAATCAGAACACCAATTGAGCCGAATGTGTACAATCAGAGCCAAATTGTTTTTGACAAAGACGGATATGTCTGGGCAGTTAACAGCAAAGGAATGGTTCTTATGTATAAGCATTGTCCAGTTGAACTAATGGCGAAAATATATTTCCAGAAAATTAAGGAGATGAAATGATGTTTTTCAAAGTTTATTTTAGTGAAGAAAAATTCAGACGTGATGCTGAAGCATTTAATCAAAAGCAAACTGGCAGAGCTTTTTGCAGCTGCACACCTGATGAGCAATACATAAGTCCTATAGAAGCAAGGAAACAAATTTGGCAAGCTAACAGTGATTTTGCTATAAACAATATTGGTGAAGTTTTGGGTGCTTTGAAAACAGCTCGTGAAGAATTGCTTGTGCTTGATACATGGGATAAATACAAGAAACTGCGCATCGATAGCAAGTTGAAAACAGTCAAAGACTTCTTGGAGCAATTGGTTTGGAAGCCCGTAAAAAGAAAGGAAGATAAATGAGTTTGGCAGATGAAATAAGAACTTTGGAAGAAGAAAACAGACAGATGTTTGAACTTCTTGAAAAGGTGGCAAGAGGAATACATCTCGGGTGTGATACTGAAGATGTTATCAGAATTACATCAGATGTTAAGAAATTTTGTATAGCAAAACACCAGAAACAGGACCATCAGGAACTTTGGGATATCAAATTTGTCAAGGATGGTGGAACAACCGAAATTGTTGACACTTATGCTTCAGAAGAAGCTTGTCAGCAAGAGCTTGCATATTACAGAAGCAAGCCTGGAATTGGTGTTAGATATTTCATGGAGAAAAAGAATGACCAATAAACATTTCATCTGTATAAGCATAAAGCACACATATTATAGCAATTCTGGCTGGGTGCTTTGGTGCAAAAAAAAAT